CGACATAACCGGTGTAGCCTTCACGCAGCGAAGCTGTTGGAATAAATGCGACTTTCTTATTTTCAATTTCTTCCTTTATCAGACTTCCTACACTTGAGAAGTGCGAACATAAAAATAGTTTCATCAATATTCTCCTTTATAAATCACGATTTGTATTATTATCTGCCTATCTTAGCAAGTGCCTGAAGCATACGCTTACCGATATCCTCTGGTTCATAATTTTCTGCTGCACAAATTAATCGCAAACCATCAGAGGTAAGCACTCTGCCATATAGCTTATCTTCCTTATATTTTTGGAATTCTTCATATTCCTTATTGGTTATCCGTTTCATCTAATCAATCCTTTTGTACGGCCTTAAAGAGTTTTTCAGGATTATCTTTCATTTTCCAAAGTTCCCTGTCATGTCGAATTTTTATGATTGATCTACTTGTAATCATAAAATGCTGTATATCACTTTGAGAGTATCCTTGCATTTTCAAATAATGTCTTAAAGCCCTAATAACACTGTCACTTTTTTCATACAATAGTCTATCTTCTGCTTCATTCATAGGAATACCCCAATACTTGTTCAACAAATGAGCTATTTTATCATCTGATACATTTGCCTCATACAACGCAGACACTGTATTTCCTATACCGATTTCTATAGCATCCTCAAACGCACGATTGGCACCATCAGCATAAACATCTCTAGCAACATCAAGTAATGCTGTACCACCTTGTTTGATATAATCCGCTACAACCTCTGCTGTTAGTTTTGCCATCTCTATTCCTCCGTCCTTTTTACATAAGTAAGTTCAATATCATAACCGAGTTCTTCCATCATTTTCACAAAGGTTTTATTGATGACACCTTCCTTTTTCTTGATGACACGATTGACATAGGAACTTGTAGTTTCGATATTCTCTGCAAGCTGTGCTTGTGTAATCCCCGATTCGATACATTTAACTTTTACATCTACTTCTATATTATTTTTTAGCATTACTGCCACCTCTCCAACTTACAGTTATTTCACTAATAAGATAATTTATTGTACCACATTTTATCAAAAAATTCAATGACACAAAGGTTACAGTTCTGCAAACAGAAAAAGCACTCAGACCACTAAGCCTGAGTGCAATATTGCTATATTTATTCAACTGTTATTTCTGTTCCGTCCTTGAAAACCACGGTCACTTCTTCCTTGCTTTTCACAACTATCTTCTCTGTAAGGCTACTCCAAAGCGACTCATCAAATTCTGTTATAAGTTCTTGCTGACCTTTAAGAACCTTGATGAACCTGCCCATCTGCTCGTACTTGGCATCCTTATCGGATATTGTAGTGCAAACTTCATCGTATTCTTCCTTCAGCTTATGGTATCGCTCCACCAAGGAATTATACCTTTTATTATATTCATCTTGATTTTGAGCTACCCTCGCATTCTCAGCAACAATATTCTGTGTCATTTCAACTGTTACATTGATTTCTTCCTCCAAGGATTCCTTCTGCTTGATAAGGTCTGCCTTATCGCAAAGCGTAGTCCTAATTATCTGAAGATTATCAAGTATCTCTGCTTTCTCCATAATCAGCTGATTTACAGCTTTTACAAAATAATCCTTGATTTCAAACTCCGTTAAGTGTGGAGTGTTACAACCCGTCTTGTGTCTGAATTTGTTGTTGCATTGATAAATGACCCTTCGGTATTTATCATTGGAATGCCACACCTTACTGCCATACCAGCCACCACACTCGGCACACTGAACTTTGGAAGAAAATATCGTCACACCGCTGTACCTTGAACTTCCTTTGCCTCTTCGTTGTATTTCTGACTGCACCAAGTCGAAGAGTTCAGGTTCAATGATTGCCGGGTGGTTGTTTTCTACATAATACTGTGGAACTTCTCCTTCATTGGTTTTGACCTTCTTAGTAAGGAAATCAACTGTATAGGACTTCTGCAGCAAGGCATCACCTTTGTACTTCTCATTCGTAAGAATACTTCTGACTGTCGACTGACTCCAATTTGTCTTGCCACCCGGTGTTATCAAACCTCTCTTGGTTAGTTCTTTAGCCACCGAATGCATCGTAAGTCCATCAAGGAATAGCTTATAAATCAGCTTTACTGTTTTCGCTTGCTCTTCGTTTATTATAAGGCTGCCGTCTGGTGCTTTGTCATAACCGAGGAATCGGCTGTATGCAAAACTCACCTTACCATCTGCAAATCGCTTTCTGTGTCCCCATGTGACATTCTCTGAAATGGATCTGCTTTCTTCCTGAGCCAACGAACTCATGATGGTAAGTAGCAGCTCGCCCTTGCTATCAAAAGTCCATATGTTTTCCTTTTCGAAGTAGCATTCTATGTTGTGTTCCTTTAGCTTTCTGATGGTAGAAAGGGAATCGACTGTATTTCTTGCAAATCGGCTGACTGACTTTGTAATGATAAGGTCTATCTTACCGGCAAGTGCATCTACAATCATTTTATTAAAGCCATCTCGCTTTTTGGTATTCGTTGCACTGATTCCTTCATCCGAATACAGACCGGCAAACTCCCAATCATCTCTGCTTTTAATATAATTCGTGTAATAATCAACCTGCGCAGCATAGCTTGTGGTTTGATCCTCGTGGTCTGTACTTACACGGGCATATCCTGCAACCTTTCGCTTTTTCTTACTGTCAACAGGCTTGGCAGTAAATTTATTGATGGTTGCAGGTATTTGTGTTACTTTTCTTTTCGCCAATTTCTGCCACGCTCCTTCCTCATATCTTTCATTCGCTGACTCATTTTAGCTTTACGCTCTGGAGTCCATTTTTCTTTCATAACCTTACGCATATGCTCTTTCTGTTCTTCAGAGCAATGTCTGCCACCTCGCTTCGGTGGGTCAAAAGTCATCGATATTGTTGTTCCATCCGTTCCAACAATATAAAGCTGATAACCATCAATGTTTATATGATCAACTTTATCTGAAAAAGTTGTATCATCCCAGTCTTCCATTCCAAGAACATCTGCAAGCTGTGTTTTTAAGAAATCTTCTCTTAACCCTTGAGCCTTGCAATTAGTTCTTTCCGCACATCTCCAGTAATAGAATTTTCCATCTTTTGATGTAGATGATGGCTGAGTGCATCGTCTGTAGTTGCAGCCACAAGGCTTGCATTTCAATTTGCTTGTGAATACCGATGCACCTTTTGGATTAGTTCCGTTCTTTTTTCTTTGCTTAGAAACTCTATCTCGATATTCCTTAGTCCAGCAATCTTGATGTCCTGTGTTCTTGCAGGGCTTTGTTACTACTGCTCCGTCTTTCAGGTGAATCTCTAAAGTATACTGCTTTGGAACATTGATGAAGTCCACTTCTTCAAGGAACACATCATCATCAAATTCATCAATCTCTAAGACTTCAGCAAGTATCTTTTTCATGTTGTCTTGGTTAATGCTTGCACCAACTTCACAGTAGCCTCCTTTTTTCTTTCTTGAACCACACACCCAAAACTCCAATCTCTTAGCATTAGGAGTTCGTGGCTTTCTGGTGTTGTGCATATAACTGACACCACAGTAAGGGCATTTAATCTTTCCTGTAAAGCAGGAGATGTTAAGGCTCTTATTTGCTAATGCTCCGAGCTGTTTTCTTCGTTCCATCTCGTCTTGTATGTACTGAAATGTCTCAAGGTCTATGATTGCCTCATGAGTATCTTCTACCCAATACTGAGGCAGTTCTCCACGATTTTGCTTACGCTTTTTATTGATTGGATCTGATATGAATTCCTTCTGAAAAAGCATATTCCCGGTGTAGGTGACATTGGATAATATTTTCTTGATGTTGGAATCTCTCATCACACAACCATTTCGTGTGCGAATGCCGTCAGCCTCAAGTTCTCTTTCAGTTTCAAGCCTTGATTTTCCTTCAAGGAAATTCTGAAATATTCTTTTAACAACAGCAGCCTCTTCGGGAACAATAACGAGTTCATCTCCATTCCACTTATATCCGTAAATATTAAAGTGCCCATTTGCATTCGGCATTCCTTCCTGCATCCTCTTTCTGATGCCCCACTTCACATTATCTGAAATGGAACGGCTCCCTTCCTGAGCAAAAGATGCAAGTATGGAAAGCATCAGTTCTCCATCACCACTCATGGAATTGATATTCTCTTTCTCAAATCTAACCTCAATTCCTAAGTCCTTAAGGTGTCTGACTGTTTCAAGCAAGTCCACAGTATTTCTTGCGAATCGCTGTATAGACTTTGTGAGGATAATGTCTATTTTTCCATCTTCTGCATCTGCAACCATGCGTCTGAACTCATCACGTTTGGCAGTGCTTGTCCCGCTGATTCCGTTATCTGCATATACTCCAGCAAATTCCCAATCGGGGTTCTTCTGAATCAAATCATTGTAATAACTTATCTGTGCAGAAAGTGAGTGACTCATTCGCTCTGATTCCATTGAAATTCTAGCGTATGCAGCAACTCTTTTTCTTGTTTTAATAGTTGGTATCGTACTCTCGATTTTCTTTATTGTACGCATGAAATCAACCTCCTTCCTTACACATATATCACTCTAAAAGCTACTTATATCAAGTCAATATCGGCAAATAATGTACCCAAAGTTGGCTGATATTTTTCTTTCATTTTTGTATCAATTATGGCGTATTCTTCCTTGGATATAAGTCCATCAGCAAGCATCCTTTTTGCTATGCTCATCGTAATTTGATAAAACTTTTCTCTTCTCATCTGCTCCTTACTCATTGCTGCCACCTCCGAATCTGTCGATGATGTAGCAAGCATGAGAGCAGTACTTCCTATCTGTATTTCCGTATACTTGAAACTTTTTATTGCAACCAGGACATACCACTGTAGTTATATTTTTATGATGAACTTCTTCTCTGTGAGAGTTCCACCATGCCATACGACATTTATCCGAGCAGAACTGTTTCTTTTTTCGCTTATCATTCTGTGGCACTATCTTTCCACAATTCTTACATATGACCTTTTCTGATGCTCTTTCCGGTATTGTCACAACTACAACAGACTCTGTTTTGGTAAGGTTGTTTCTACGGCAGAAAGATTTAATGGTATTCTCTGAGATATCCAGTTCTTTTGCGATTGCTCTATATCCGATGCCATCCGCCCTCATATTTATAATCTGTGATTTTTGCATATCGTTCATAAGTAAAACCACCTCCTAAGTTACAGGCAAAGAAAATGATTCGGATTTTACCCCTATAAACGAAAAAATCGCCCGTCAGAGAAATTAATCTCCAACGGGCATATAAAAATGTTGTGATATTAAGTTATTTCAAAAGCTCATTGACTCTCTTCTGCACTGCAGAATAATCATATCCGGCAGCTGTAAGACGATTTTTTCTTTCAGTTCCATTACCCCAATTTCCACGAATAACTTCTCTTGCAAGCTCATCTACCGTTTTGGTACTTGAGGTAGTAGATCCTACGATTCTTCCACTTTCATCAAAGACAGAGTATCCTGGATTTGATGCAGCACATCTCTTTGCATTATCAAGTGACTTGAATGCCCCTTTCTGTGATTTTGCATCATTCCAAGATTTTCTGACTCTATATAATCCACTTGCAGTTGTTCCACCCGAAGAAGAACCACCAAGCTGTGCAGTTACCTTTGCTGCAAGGTCACCAAGTCTTGAATAGAGCCAGTTGCCTGGGCAAGACTTATTGGCAAACCATCTGTGAACTGTAAGCACCATCTCGTCAGACTTTGGAGTGTAATTAAGAGTCTTATTCTTATCTCCAAGCCACAAGAGCTTCTTCTTTCCGTTTCGCTTGCAGATATCCACGCAAAGTTTAATAAGAGTACTGTAGACCTTATCATTCATCCAATAAGGTTCTTTTGTATCGGATGCACATTCAATTGTGACGGCTCTTTGGTCGTTGGCATTAGAAGATGAGCACCAAGAACGGTTCTTCTCCTCCACATACATTCCGACTCTTCCATCGGGACCAATGCCGTAATTGCAGCTTGCCTGTCTGGAAGTCGGTGCAAAGATATTTCCTAAAGTTTCCACAGAACACTGACCCACTACGCAGTGGGGTGTAATTCTGTCGATGGAATGTGTTCTATGTCCTGAATGATTTGGACTAAGTTTTGTGTAAGATACTAGTTTTGAATTTGTATAAGCCATGTTAGTTTTCCTCCTTTGTGCTTCGATCGTGAAGCTGTTCTAATACAACTTTGATTTTTTCAGGGATTGGAAGTCCCAGATGTGCGGCATTTTCAAGTAAGCTGACGCCTTCATTGGAAATGTAGAAAAAGATGACTGCTGTTCTAAGTGCACTGCCAGAACCGATAACATGAATATCGAGAATATTCGCAATCCCAACAAGCAGGAAAATCAGCACCTTTCTGCAGATACCTTTAAAACCGACTTCACTGGAAAGCGTGTGATTGCTGATGGCACACATGACACCCGTGATGTAATCGATGATTACAAATGCAATGAGTGCATAAAGCAAGCCATCACAGCCTCCCAAGAAGTAGCCAAGCCAGCCTCCAATGCCGGCAAAGATAAGTTGAATTGTGTTCCAAAATTCCTTCATAATAAATTCCTCTCTTTCTTTAAAAATTGATATGAAAAAAGCACCTCCGAAGAGATGCTTGATTCCAATATTAGGTCATTCCAATAACATGGAAATTTACAATATAGCTTTTTCCGGCCATCGCAGAGCCTCTTGCTATTTCAAAGGTTCCGGTTGATGTTGTAGATGCATCTTTACAATCACCTGGCACCATCAGAATCGCACCGGCCCAATTCGCAGTCAGATTTGCAGTAACAACTGGGACAGACTTGAACGCAAAAGGAAAAGAAATATCTAATGCATCCAATCTTCCGGAAGTATATAAACCGCCCCAGACGTTTGTGATATTGGTGGTTATGGTCTTTCTGCACCAGCATTCTGCAATTCCACTTTTCCATTTACGATAAGTCCAGATACCACTGATGCCTTGAGAGATGACAAAATCAGATTCTACAGAACCTTTTTTCTTAATACTCCAAGAGGTGGCTATTTCAAAACAGCTGTCTGTTTCAGATACTTTTCCAATTGCCACGCCTTTACCGCCGCTTTTGAAATCCATCACCACCGCTGCAGTAGAAACAATATCCTGAGCCGAAATTGTGCAGAAGGCATCCGTTAATGAATATTTGACATCATAGGTACTTTCTGTAGATATCTTGCCGTTTCCAAATGTGAAAGGTGTATCTGAATAAAAAGATACTCCACCGCTCGTCCAATTTGCATCAGAGTTTTTCTTGTAGAACTTGGAACAGCTCAGTGTATTTTTTCCACCACATGATGAATAGCCAAAAGATATAACTCCACGGATATATGTTCCATCATCATTTAGTGATCCATTACTCAATGCTCTTTGAGAAACAACGGTATTTATATATGGTGGAGAATAATCCACAACAGATATGGATGTTGTTTTTGCATCCGATACTCGCCCTCTGGAGTCTGTAACTGTGGCAGTAAATGTAATCGTTCCGGAAGTATTCAAGAATCCTGTTGTAAGCGTATCTGCTGTTCCTGAATATCCACCACCACTGATGCTGTAAGATTTAACACTTGATCCATAACTTCCAGCAGCGCCCGTTATTTGGATGGTTGCTTTAGATTTTGTCTGAACATATAGCCCCCATGATGAGGGCACGTCTCCATCTATTCTGGTCACTGACAGATTACCGATAGTGGGTTTTACCGAAGATGGAACTGTAAGTGTATGGGTACAAGTTTTAGAACCAACCTTTGTAGAACCGCTATAGGTATCGCAAGTAATCGTGCAAGTACCCGAAACAGCCGATGGAATCTGACTTGCCAATGATAGAGAAGGAGTCCATGACACAGAAGTCGATGAAGTCTTTGAGGCTATCGTCCCCGATGCATTTCCAAATTTATAAGTTAAGGTATGCGTAAAAGAAGAAGATGCCCTGCTTATCGTAATGGTTGCAGCACTCCCCATATTAACATTTGATGCTTTTACTGACGAGGCTCTTGGGATAGTATTTAACGTATGCGTAGCACTTGCCGTTACATTTACCGCATAAGTATAAACGCCCGCCTGACAGCTCAGACTGAATGATTTTGTACCATCTGCATTATGTGCAATAGTTATCGATCCAGATGCGACAGTCGTTCCTTTGTACAATTGGATACGGCTGTCAGTTGAAGTAGAGTATACCGTTGTGCCATTGATGACTGCCTTAAAGCCACCAGACTTTACCCATCCTCCACCAGAACCAGAGCCTTTTAATGCCCATGATATAGTTGATGTATTTTTCTCTATACTTTGACTAGATAAAGACCAAGAAAGTGTAACTGAACGCCCTTGATATTCATTTGTAGTAATACTTCCACTTGAAGCCATAATCAATCACTCCTTTATGATGCCGGCCCTCTCCACTTGATGGAAAGGTTACCGTTAGTTCTTGGAATAAAATCAAACCATCCTCTGGCATCATTTCCCAATGACAGTTTGTTTCGTATTTCTGCATTTGTAATAACAAGGCTCTGATTCGAGATATATGCGATCTTCTGACCATTCTCTTTGAATGCCAGTTCTTCATTGGAGAGTTCAGCAGTGAATGCGTTTCCAACTTTACCAAGTTCAATCAATGCTCCTTTGAATCGGATATATTCTTCCAGAAGTTCTTGGTTTGTTGATACATTATTTTTTATTTCATCTGTAATAGCAGTGAAATCCATACGAATCTCACTGCTGTTTTGAGTGATGGCTGTCTGAAAATCACTCTGAATTGTTGACAAAGCTGATTTTTCAATGTATGTGTCTTTTACAGAACTTAATATCTCATTGGATGTTTTGGTGATTTCAGAGTAGCACTCATGCACCTGAACCTTCAATGTTTCCACATCTTCCAAGGCACCTTCATAAGCTACAACACTCTGAAACGTATGCTGACATGATGTAAGAAGTGCCATTCAGACCACCTCCCTTCATTTTGAAACATCACACTGTAGTGTAAGAAGACTGTCGATGTCTGCTGCTGATAAATAGATAACCTTACCCGTCTTAGCAAAAGCCGCTTCCTTGCCGTCCTTATCCTGTGCGTACCAGGTATAGGTAAGGCTCTGCTTTTCTGTAGCTGCAGTCCATGCTGAACCATTATATTTCATCAAAGTTACTGTCTTTGCAGTGTGATCTACCTTGTACCAGAACATCCCCGAAGTCGGATTGGACGGTGCTGTTTCACTGATGTTGCCAAGGAGTGCATCCACCTCTTTCTGATTGGTACGAACAATGATGTATGGTACTAAGCCCCCAAGATTATTCTTAACTGTATAACCACCGATAGAAAGCATCTCAGATACATAAGGATCTGATTTATCCTCCACAGTAATGACATCAACATAGGACTTTCCACCATAAGTCATCGTACATCGGTAAGACTGAATGTTTAGAATATCAGAACCACTGACTGTCAATGTATTTGAAGTAGCATTGCTGATATTCGTCCATTTACCACTCACATACTTTGCCCACTGATAGGTCGCATTCGTAATTGCAGTCGAACCACTGTACGCAGATGTAGCAAGTTGAATACTGCCGGACTGATTATGTACGATTGTTCCGTTAGGAGCATAGACAGAAAAGACAACTGCCGCCGCTCCATTGCTTCCGGCTTTGGATTTTGTCCATGTAAATACCTTGGTAACCGTCTTTCCGGAAATGGTAAAGGTCAGTGTAATATCTCCCGTCAATGTTGATGCATTTCCAAGATCAGAAGATGCTGCAACAGAAAGTTCCAACTTGCCTGCTGCACTTGCTGTAGCTGCTGTGTTGGTTTTCACTGTAATCCCTGTAGGCAGTGCTCCCACCGCACAAGTGCAAGCAGTCTGCGTAATACCCACATATCCAGTAAAAGGAATAGTAATCGTACTTGCAGCAGAAGTCTTTCCACTAGATGTACACGCTATTGATTGATTTTCATTACCTAGGATAACCGAAAGTCCGCCACTCCCTGCTGAGCCGGGATTACCTTTATCACCTTTGGCACCATCATAGATTTTGGAAATCGTAAGGGTGTCAAAAACATCACTCTCAGATGTCAGCACTCTAATCTGTGCCACATTATTTACAAATACGCTATGAGTTGGCTTAACTACAAGCGTTCCACCTGTGATGGAAGTATTGTCGGAGGTTGTAGGATAATCTGCCCAAGCACCACTGCTGTTTTTATACTGCCATTTGCTGACGGTAACCCCCTGCACCTGTGCTGTAAGGGTTGCCTGCGCAGCACCGACAAGTGCCTGTGATGTGTCATACTTAAATACATAGGTATCACTGCTCACTGTACACAGCTTTGCATTTTCTGCATTCTTTACCAGGGTATAGGTAATATCAGCCGTGATGTTAATGGTATTCTTGGTTTCTGAATCGTAGTAACTGATGTAGCAAATGTAGGTAATCATGCCAGACGAAGAGGCTGCCAGCTTATTCTGATTGACTGTTAAAATGCCATTTTTTACAGTTTCACCACTTGTCAGTGCAGTTTCTGATGCCACACCGTCTTTTCTCTTCCAAGAAATCGTCACTCCGCTTGCTGTCGGAGACACATTGGTCTGGTCAAGAAACAGAACAGGTGTCAGCACAAGATTAGTGCTTGCCCAGCTTGGCGCATAGGTGTGGGGCAGTACATTCGGATCTTCACTCTGTGTCTTTGGAAGATTGGATGTGATATATGCAGACAGTTTTCTTTGGTCTGTGATATCAACAAATGTCTGCTGACTGGATGTTAAAATTGTAGCCATTGAAATTCCTCCTAAAGTTTTATTTCACAATAAAAGGACGCATTATCTAACACGTCCTCAGTAGTAATCGTTATTTGTTTCATGCCGATATGGTTCTTATCCCACTCGGCATCTGCCTCTTCATCAGAGGACTTTCTGTGCCAGATAAAGCACTCGGCATCTAGTGTATCAGTAATATCCTTATCCCAGGAATAGACCTTGCAGAGCATTCTGCTTTTCTCGCCTTTGGTCTTAAATATGTTTACCCCATCAACAATCAGTTCAGTTCGATACATCTTTTGAGCATTGATATTATCAATCTCACCTGTAATCGTATCGATTTTTCTTGTTTGACCATAGATATCCTCCTCAAGTGCAGAGATATTTTTATCTTGTTTTACCGTTACTGTGGAAAGGCTTACTCCACTTACGCCGATGGTGATTGTATTTCCCGCAGGATTAAGATAATCTCTCGTCCTGCTGACACAAAGATACGTGCCATTGATACCATGAGGTTTGGAGATGCACTCCACATACATTCTTGCACGGATGTCTCCAATATCTGCACCTGTATCCGACTCATCCACAATAGTAAGCTGAATACTTGTAACACCATTTACAAGGTCGGATAATCTTGATTTGGCTTTTCTTAAAAGGTTATACGGAAGAGTTACATCATCCCACACTTCTGATTTCCATATCCAACCGATTTCCTTAACTGCAGCATCGTCTGAAATATAATTCTTGCCGTCATTTACAGCAGTAATATCTATTCTCTCATCGAATTCTTTTTCATTGCCCTCTTCATCGGTGGTTTTCTTTTTCGCACCAAGAGGAATCAGAGCCGTCACTCGTTCTGTATGGTCTCTTGTAATTTTTACATCTGTGATATTCTTCCCATACTCAACCTTCTGTACAGACTTTGTTTTAAAGTCAGCAAGATAATCGAGATACTTGCCGTCACTCTCATATCTAACCATAAGGTATCCACCATGAGTATTGATGAGTTTGTTCTTAATGGCATCCATTGTTACGGAATAATCGGAACTGCTGTAAGCAACATAATCATTATCATCAGTGACTGTTATGTTGCCAACCTTGAACTGTTTCTGCTTTTCCACTGCCTTATTATGAACTGAGATAAACTGGTCAAACAGTCCCTTAAGAGTTCCTTTATATGAAAAAGGTGGCTGCATGGTATCTTTCAGATAGGCAAGCGCCGACTCACATGTCCAGGTATGTGTGTTATATAAATCTGAACCATTATCCAAGGCTCGTCCTTCAAAAACAGTTTCATTGCCTTTTTTACAGACAATCACCGATGCCATAGGTTTGATGGAATCAATGTAAGGATGATTATACGGAGCCGACAATGTAAAACTATCAATGTTTTCTGCATCTTCTTTTATCTTTGCCTCTGTTATCGCAAGTTTCGACAAATTTGGATGATAGAAAACTGCTCCATCCACATATACACGAAATAACTTCATAGGCATCCCTCCCTATATCGGAAGGTGGTGTTTCCCTCGCTTGTGACTTTCACAGAGTTATTGCCATAAGCAAGCTGCAGTTCTGGGATTTCCCATTCTCCTGCACTTAGTGTTTTATTGAATGAGTCCGTTCCTACCTTCCACGACAGTGTAGTTTCTGCAGTTGTAATGATAGTCGGAATGACTGGCATATAATCATTTTTCAGAATGGCTATTCCACTTCCATTTTGCACAATCACTGTCTCATCCACATGGTAGCGATAGGAATCCCCATCCGTACATTCCATCACAAGCTGCCCTTTTCCTGTAAGCGGATCATAGGAAGATGTAAGCTGAAGTGTGCCAACAGCATAAAGACTAGGTTCTTCGCTTGTAATAACCTTGCAAAGCCTGCCTGCATATCTGTTCGACATTATCCTTACTTTTTCGTCATAATCAGACCTTGTACCAAGCATAGTTAAGGTAATGGTAAATGCTCTAGGTTTGAAAGAAATCAAGCCAAGAGCCTCACTAAATCTTATCGGAGAATTTCGTCCGGGAACAATCACTGTTTCTGATTGTGATTCTGGGATTGGACATTCTATATTTTCTCGTACCCATCCCATGCTGAGCATAGATACATCATCAATATAAATATCCGGTATCATAGTGAAAGCCTCCTTGTCAGTTTCTGATTTTTACCAAGTCCGTCATCGATTGCAGGAAGCAAATGTCCCACAAGAGTTCCATCATCAAGGTAGATTCCCTTTGAACTGTTATCCGCAATAATAGCCAGATATTTCTCCATAGAAGTCATATTAAGTCTTGAGTCAATCATTGCCTCTAGCTGTTTGTAAAAGCCTGAAAGCGGCAGGATTGCCTCTGCTCCTGCTTCTCCTCCCATCATTAGAGAAGATCCATTCATACCGAAAGCTGTAGGCTTAGTCATGATACCACCTTCCTTATACCAATCAATCGACAGATGTGGTACAGATGGAGGTGCAATGGATAGCTTGCCCGTCACCTTGAAATGAGGAAGTTTAATCTTAGGTAGCGACAGTTTCATGCCAGAGAAAAATCCCTTAATGGCATCAACTACACTCTTGACCTTGTTCTTTGCCGCATCAATCGGTGTAATGATTGCAGATTTTATTCCATTCCACACAGAAGTTGCCGTGGACTTGATACTGTTGAATACCGATGATACCGTACTTTTTACGGAATTAAACACAGCCGATACTGTTGTCTTTATCGCATTGATTGGAGTAGTTATTGCAGTCTTTATTGCGTTCCATACTGTCGCTGCTGTATTTTTGATGGCATTAAATACTGTAGTGACAACTGTTTTAATGGAATTGACCACTGTTGTTACCACAGTTTTTATCGCATTCCAAACAGTAGTAAATACAGTCTTGATTGCATTCATCACTGTACTGATAACTGTAGAAACTGCATTGATGACTGTTGTGACTTTGGATTTAATTGCATCCCAAACTGCAATAACAACTTCCTTGCAGTTCTCCCAAATAAATCGGAAAGGCAATGTGATGATGTCAAAAGCTGCCTCAAAGAGTGCTGCTATAAACATAATCGCAGTCTGAACTGTATTCTTGATACCCTCCCATAGATTCGTGAAGAAGCCTACAATGCCAGTCCATAGATTTACAAAAAAATCCTTAATTCCAGTCCATACTTCATTCCAAGAAGTACCAAACCATCCAAGCACTACATTGGCAACATTCTGAATCACATTCATGTAGTTGGTAAAAGTATTCTTGATAAAATCCCATACCGAACCAAAGATTCCTTTGACACCTTCCCATACCTGTGACCAATTGCCTGTGAATATTCCGATGAACACATCAAGAATTCCTGTGATTACCCCAAGGACAGTTTCTAGGATATTAGCGATCTGCGTGAACACTCCTTCAAAGACAGGTGCAAGGAAATCACATAATGCGTTCCAAATGGCAGATACCACTTCCTTAAAGTTCTGAAAATCAAAGCCCAGAGCGTTCAGTCTTTCCGTAATGCCCTGTGCAAATCCGCAGAATACAGACTTGATTCTCTCCCAGATTGCTATAATGCTGTTTCTAAAATCTTCATTGGTTCTCCACAAATGTACAAAGGCTGCAACAAGTACTGCTATAACTGCGACTACTGCAACTACCGGAGCAGAAATACCTCCAATGGCTGCTCCCACTTTTCCCATGATGCCGGATACTCCTCCGGCATTACTCATAAGACTTGTCAGTTTCAGTCCCAGTTTACTGAACGCCTGCATGACCACACCGACTTTGGATATCACCGTACCAAGTATCACAAGGAACGGTCCTAATGCTGCAATGAAAAGTCCAATCTTTACAATGACCTGTCTTTGACTCTCATCAAGTGAGTTTAACCAATCCACGAAGGATTGAATCTTTGCTACGATGCTTTTAATCATTGGCATAAGTGCATCACCAATGGAAATTGCAAAGCCTTCTACTGCAGATTTTAAGATCGTAAGCTGACCGGATAAGTTATCAAGCTGAGTGTCTGCCATCTGCTGTGCTGCTCCGCCACTGTTTTCAATAGCAGTCTGCAAGTCTGTCCAGGTATCGCCTGTATTTGCAAGCAGTGCGTTTACAGAAGAAAGATCTGTTTTATTAAAAATCTTACTGATGATATTTGCCTTTTCCTCAGCAGTCATACCATCCATGCTCGTATTCAAATCTCCGAGTATATCGTTCAGTGAACGCATATTTCCTTCGGAGTCATAAACAGACAGACCAAGTGCCTCCATCTGAGCAGCTGCTGTGTCAGTTGGACTTTGCAATGACAGAATGACGTTGCGAAGGTGCGTACCGCCCTCTGCTCCTTTGATACCATTATTAGCTAAGATACCCAGTGCTGTATTAAGTTCAGCGGTTCCTCCTTTGACAGACTTTGCTGTTGCACCGATAGTAAGTATTCCTTCGCCAAGCTGACCCACAGATGTGTTTGTGCTGGATGCGGTCTTGGCCATCTGGTCAACCATCTTATCTGCATCCTTTGTTTCCATACCAAGAGCAGACATTGCATCGGTAACCATATCGGATGCCGATGCCAGATCAAGACCACCTGCAGCTGCAAGGTTAAGTACTGTAGGAAGTGTATCTGCCATCTCCTGCGTATCGTATCCGGCAAGAGCAAGGTAGTTTAATGCCTCGGCACATTCACTGGCAGAAAACGCAGTCTTGGAACCCATCTCTTTTGCAAGGTCGGACAGTGCATCCATTGTATTCACGGACTGCCCATCAAGCGTTGACATGAAATCCTTTGTGATCCCCATTGTTGCCTGAACCTGGCTCATGGAACTTTCAAAATCTGCAGCTGTCTTTACAGCTGCTCCACCCATTGCAGTAACTGCAGCAGATGCCACAGATACTTTCTTTCCAACATTCGTAACACCATTACCAAAAGATTCTACCTTGGAACCAACCTCTCCGATTTTTGTCAGTGTCTGATTGGTCTTGGATGCCTGTGACTCCAGTTTTTTCAGTTCTGCTTCTGTTTCAGCAATCTCACGCTGAAGGGCATCGTACTGTTCTTGTGAAATCTCACCCTTCTGCAGCTGTTCATTTGCCTGCTGTGCTGCTGTTTTAAGCGTTGCTAATTTTTCCTTTGTCTCTCCAATTGCCTGTGTCAGAAGTTTCTGTTTCTGAGCAAGAAGTGTGGTATTAGTCGGATCAAGTTTTAACAGCTTTTCTACATCCTTTAATGCAGACTGGGTATTCTTAATCTGACCATTCACACCCTTTAGGGCATTCTGAAGTTTGGTAGTATCACCGCCAATTTCGACAGTGATACCTTTGATTCTGTTTGCCATTGGCGTCTACCTCCTTAAAAAATTGCATAATAAAAGCTCGGATTACTCCGAGCCATCAGAACTTATCAAAGTCCTCCTGCGTTGCAATGCTGTCATATTTCACTCCATCATTTCCCTTCTCCGTCCAGATATCCATCACCATCCCAATGGTCAAATAATCTAAATCTCTGATGGAAATTCCTATCTCAAGACAACGCAAGAGAAATAAGGGAGTTGTCATCTCCCTGCTACTGCATTTAAGTTTTTTTTAGAGTCAATGTCCGTGATAAGGTTCGTTCCCCAAAGAGCAAGAATCTCCGGCAGCACTTCATAGATAGAAAACATCTCAAACTGGTCAAGCCAATCATCGATATTATCTGGGATGGTGTTATCCGCATGATATGCCATGATATATGCCACGTTTTCGAAGATTTCCAAATCATCGATAGCGAACTCTTCTCCCTCTTCCTTACTGCCTTTATAGGAACTTTCCAGTTTTGCTAAGTCCTTGAAGATATCTCGTTTGAACTTTGCACGATATAATCTTGGAACAGTGGCAGAGGAACGAAATGTGACATCTTTGCCACCAACATTAATTACTTTCTTCAGCATGATTATTTACCTCCTGTCGAAGCAGATGGTGCAGAAGCGGTCTTTGCTACTGGAACATAGACTGCCTTGTACCAATCGTTGTAGGTTGCATCAGTAGTTGTATCTCCCGTTCTTGATTTCACAAGACCATCCTCTCTAGGATCTGCTGTCAAAGACAACTTTTCCGTACCAGGTTCAATGGTATCTTCCTTTGTTTCAGATTCGATAGAAGGACGAGATGCCGTGCAGTTATACATGACATGACGGATGCACTTCGCATCACCGTCAAATTCGAAAAGCAGTGCAAACTTCTCCATCTCAGCAATCTTGGAATTCTCAACAAGAACACCATTCTTATCAAGTTCTTCCTTAAGGATGTCAGTTCTAAACCATTCCGGAATAAGGGCAATCTCTAAATCTCCGCTATAGCCGTTGTTAGATACAGAACGGAAATACACGATACCATCCGCATAGAACGGAGAAGTATCACCTTCTGCATCCAAGCTAATACTTACTGCACCGGGAATTGATCTTGGTGTTTCATAGGAATAGCCACCATCTTCTGTCCTTGTCAGCTTTGCTGCATGGACGTTTTTAAGGTTGTATTTTACTTTATTCGCCATAATTTAAGCCTCCATTTCAAATGAATACAGGACTTCATACATCTTTTCACTCTCAATCCATGTTTCCAAACGGTCATAAAAAATGCCGTGACTGTCAAGCACGGATTCAACTTTCTGTTCTACCGACAAGTCCTTCAAATCGGTATACAGTTCTATATGAACTTCGTTTACCTTCAAATACACTCTTCCGTCAGCTGCAAAGTTATCACTGACAGGCAAGAGATAGCAGATAAACGGTGGATCTGGACTTTCTCCCTCTGCAAAGTGGTCATAGGCAAACGGAATGTCCATTTCTTTAATAATCTGTAACAGTTCTTCCATCACATACCTCCAAGTGCTCTTGCAATTTCTGTTTCCAATATTTCAATCGCATTCTCTTCTGCCTGAGCAATGTGAGGTCTTGCAGCCACTCTTCCACCACCACGTTTTGCGTGACCGTGTTCAAGAAGGTGGGCAAGCTGATATCTATTTCTGGAATGTACTGTTACTTCCAAGGAATTCGATGTTTCCTTAGTTTTCTTTACACTCCATGACTTGGCATACTTTCCGGTATCCGCAGGTGCAGATACAGAAATTTCTTTTCTGACCTCATTGCCAGCTTTTCGTACTGCCTTCTTCACATCATCGGAAGCAAGGTCAGCATATTCCTTCAAACCTTCCATAATCTCCTGGGCAAGGTTATCAATCTTTGTTGCCATTACTTCTTCCTCTCTTTCTCACATTTGAACTTCAGAGACTTCTTCTTAAAATTCATATGGTCAATCGACACGATATTATAGACAACACCACCAAAAAGAATCCTGCACTTGGTGGAATCAATATCTGACAAGGCATTGCAGTACCTAACAGTGAAAGAGATATCTGAATCTTCTACCACTAATCCTGCCACAGCTTTTTCTGATCCGCCCTCACCACTGACTGTGGCATAGCAGGAATAATAGTCTGACCAGATATTCCTGTGATTGCCGATTTTATCCGTCACCACTTCATTTCTTTGAAAAGTGATGCGAACATTCATAAGTGCAATATCCATCAGAACACCTCTCTTCTGCTGCCAAACAATAAGGAACGAAGAGAAATGGTTAGAGCATGATGGTCAGCATCTTCTCTGTGTTCATATAAGTAAGCCACCGCATACATGACAGCAATCTTGGAAGATGGAATCTCTGACAGTTCTTCTACAGAAATTCTTGCTATATCCGCACATAGGTTTTCTCCGGTAATAATAAAATGCTGTATCAATTCATCATCGTCATCAAAGTCCACTCGAAGATATCCTTTCATTTCATCAAGCGCTACAATCATTTCTTTCACCACCTCGCTAATTTAGTAAGGAGAGCGCAGAATTACGCCCTCCCTATATTGTTATTAAGATCCAGCCTTAGTAGTCACTGTGAGAATCTGTACAGCCTCTGGAAGGATAAGTTTTCCATCGACACGTTCCTTTGCTACAAAACCAATCATTCCGTTACCAGCAAAAAGTTCTGTAAGCTGTTTGAAAGAACGAGTACCTCTATCTCCGATGTTGTAGTAGCTATAATCACCAAATGCAATCTTATCGGCAGGACAATACGGAGAAGTATAAAGTGCATACCCCATAAGTCTGTCTGGCTCCTTTTCAGTAAGAGAAGGTTGCCACATAAATGCTCCGTTATTATCCTTAAGAGTACGTATTTTTGCTACAGTAGCATCATTCATAATAAAAGCAGCATTCTTTCTGTAAGGACGCTTAAGTGCGTAAATAAGAGCAATGATGTCATCTGCCTTTAAAGTAGTAGTTTTAACTGCATCTGTTCCACCACCTTTAGCTGCAAAGAGTCCTAAAGGCTGACCGACACCGGTACCGTTAAGGAATGCATCCTCTTCTGCATTTGCAAGAGCCTTACCAAACTGGGTGATAATATAATTCTCAAGACCGAATGCATTATCATAAAGCAACTCCTCTGTTACCTTAATTGCAACATGAAGCTTGTGGGCATCGAGCAAAATCTGACTGAAAGTTGCCTCTCCAAATTTAAGTTCGCCCCCCTCCTCGATCCATGCTGCTGCAGGTTTTGTAGCCGCGATATTGATTTTATGCTCACCGGAAGTAGTGATTTTATGACCAAGTTTTCTCATGATGTTCTCTTCATCAAGCACATCGATAAGTCGCTTATCATATTCCTCCGGCACAAGGTAGCCGCCATCGGCATCCACACCTTCCTGCAATACATTAGAAATCTGACGGAAATTACTGCGAAGTGCAGTAAGCATACCTTCTTTGTATTCATCTCTTGCACGTCCGACCTTGACATCCTTCGGCTTATCTGTGATAGGTTTTGCCACAATCGGTGTATTCACAGGCTTCTTAAGTTCATTTTCCATTGTTTCCATCTGCTCCATTCTTTCGATTTCAAGGCCATAATCCTTGATTTTCTTTTCCATATCAGCATAAGTGGCTGCATCTTCTGCAGAAAGAAGACCGTCCTTATCACGCTTGCTTTCTACAAATGCCTTTGCACCTTCCCATGCCTTGTTTCTTGCTTCTCTTAATTCCTGAATAGTCATGTTCTATTACCTCCAATTTTTCATCAAGTCGAGCCTATCCATAAGGAAATCGGCTTTGGTTTTTGTTTCTTCCTTTGGTTCGATTTTGCATTTTGCAGCAATCTTATCCATGAGAGAGTTGGTTACTGCAATCTGCGAATAGACCATATTGATCTGTGGAATCTCAACTTCATCCGTTGGAGTCCTTTGCAGAATCTCATCTGCAAAACCCATCTCAACAGCAGAGTTGGCATCCATCCAAGTTTCTGCATCCATGAGGTGTGAAATCTTGGCACGGCTCATTCCTGTCTTAATCTCGTAGGCATTTACAATGGATTCCTTTACCTCATCAAGCATGGCAATTGCCTTTTGCATTTCTGCAGTATTTCCATAAATGCCTGCTGAGGGATTATGAATCATCAGCATAGACACCGGGGATACACATACTTTCGTTCCTGCCATTGCAATAACGGAGGCAGCACTGGCTGCGATACCGTCAATCTTCACTGTGACATTTCCTTTGTATTCCATCAGCATGTTATAAATCTGAGCCGCTGCGATGCAGTCACCACCGGGAGAATTGATCCATACCGTGATATCACCCTCTCCTGCGTTTAATTCACTGCGAAACATCTGAGGTGTTACATCATCATCAAACCAACTTTCCTCTGCGATGATTCCGTTTAGAAACAGCGTCCTCTCCGGTATCTGTTCCTTCGTCTCCGGATTCGTCTGATTCTTCCACTTCCAGAACTTCTTCATCTGCACTCTCCTTTCCGCCGTTTGCAAAGATTCCTGCATCGGCAAGTTTTGTCATGTTTCCATTAATGAGGTATAAGTCCCCACCATCCTCTTCTGGTATAAGGTCGAGGTTCTCAAGTTCTCGGATATCATTTGCTGACATCCAGCCATTCTGTCTTGCCGTGGCATAGCCATTCATACGGCTCTGATAATCACCACGAAGAAGACCATCCACATTGAACTTGACGAAGTATGTGGATTTTTCATTCGCTGAGAGAAGTGCCCTGTTAATGCTCTGCTCCCATCTCATCAGCCACGGTTCCAATGTATATTTCACAAATTCGAGTGACTGCTGCTCAATATTAGAAAAGCTCGACTTTTCAAGGTCACCCACCATATGTGGCGGCACTCTGAAAATTCGAGCAATCTCATCAATCTGAAATTTTCTTGTTTCGAGGAACTGCGCCTCATTTGGAGAAATGGAAATCGGTGTGTACTTCATTCCTTCTTCCAGGATGGCAACCTTGTGAGAATTTCTTCCGCTGAAGCCTTTATTCCAGCTGTCTCTCACTCGGTCAGGATCTTTGACCGTTCCCGGATACTCAATGATTCCTCCCGGAGTGGCTCCGTTTGCAAAGAACTTGGCTCCGTATTCCTCTGTCGCAATGGAAAGTCCAATGGCATTCTTGGCCATCGCTATCGGAGAATATCCAACCAGTCCATCAAATCCAAGACCGGGAATATGCAGCACATCTTCCTTCTTCAAATTGACGGTTCCTTCCTTCATGGTCGGAGCATCGGAATCTGATACCTGATACTGATAATAAATCTGCCCCTTTTCATCTCGATCCACCGTCATACGGTTTGGCATCAAAGGATACAGTCCAATGACCTCTCCCTTGCCATTACGGATAATCTGCGAATAGGCATTTCCGTAAAGAAGCAGATGAGTCATCATCGTTTCTCTGAAAACAAACGAGGTCATTTCCGGGTTTGGCTCATCATGAAGCAGAAAATACAACGGATGTTTAATTGCCTTTTCCTTACTGCCAGTTTCCGTATAGTGATAAAGGTGTACCGGAAGTCCTGCAATCGCCTCCGACAAAATCCTCACGCAGGCATATACTGCAGTCATCTGCATGGCTGACTGTTCGGTTACACGATTGCCAGAAGTTGTTCCTCCAAATAAGAATCGGTAACTGCTGCCATTGGTACTATTTGAAGGCTTATCTCTGGAATGAAATAAACCACTTAAAATCCCCATATCTGTTCACACTCCTTCCTAAATAAAAAGAATGCCTCGGTTATCGTATACAGATTCCGTATTGGCATTCCCACATCTGATTGCTCGATCCAGTGCCATGATTGTTGCAATAGCACCATCTATCTTTTCTGTTGATTTTTCCTTATCCGCCTTGATATTTCCGGCAGGGTCTGTTCGTATAAAAATGTTATCCATGTTCCATCTAAGAACCGGATGACCGCCGTGAGCGATTTTTTCTTCAAGCACCAACTTCATGAGTTCCTTGGTAGGAGGAGACATATCCTTAAATCCCTGTCCAAAGGGTACTACAGTAAATCCCATACCTTCAAGGTTTTGCACCATCTGCACTGCTCCCCATCTATCAAATGCGATTTCTCTTATATTAAACCTCTCACCCAGAGACTCAATGAACTGCTCGATGTATCCGTAGTGAACAACATTACCTTCCGTAGTCTGCAGACACCCTTGTCGTTCCCATACGTCATATGGCACATGATCTCGTCTGACTCGAAGGTCAAGCGTATCTTCCGGCACCCAGAAATATGGAAGAACGATGTATTTGTCTTCCTCATCTCTTGGTGGAAACACTAGTACAAAAGCTGTGATATCCGTTGTTGATGACAAGTCCAGTCCGCCATAGCAGACACGACCTTCCAACTCATCTTCATCAACTTTGAAATCACAGGCATCCCATTTTTCCATTGGCATCCATCGTACTGACTGCTTAACCCATTGATTGAGTCTCAGCTGTCTAAAGGAGTTCTCCTCTCCGGGGTTCTGCCTTGCTGAGTCACAAGCTGCCTGTACCTTTTCCATCGCAACCGTAATCCCAAGGGACGGATTTGCTTTCTACCATACTTTAGGGTCTGTCCAATCCTCTGATTCATCAGCACCATAAATTACAGAATAAAAGGTAGGATCAATCTTTCTTCCTGCCTCAATATCCAGTGCTTTCTGATGGATTTCATAACAGATAGAATTAGTATCATTTCCGGCTGTGGTGATCAGAAAATACAATGGCTGCATTCTGGCATCGCCGGAACCTTGTGTCATAACGTCGTAGAGTTTTCGGTTTGGCTGAGTATGCAGCTCATCGAAAATAACTCCATGTGTATTAAAGCCGTGCTTATTGGCTACATCGGCAGAAAGCACTTGGTAGGAACTGTTGGTTGGCTTAAAAATGATCTTCTTCTGTGACTCCAAAATCTTCACTCGTTTCATAAGTGCCGGAGAAAACTTCACCATATCCACCGCTACATCAAATACGATTTTTGCCTGGTTTCTGTCTGCTGCACATCCGTAGACCTCTGCTCTTTCTTCTCCGTCTCCACAAAGAAGTAAAAGTGCTACGGCAGCTGCAAGTTCTGATTTTCCCTGTTTCTTAGGAATTTCAATATATGCTGTATTAAACTGTCTGTATCCGTTTGGCTTTAACACGCCAAACAAATCTCTGATAATCTGTTCCTGCCAATCAATCAGTTCGAACTTCTTTCCTGCCCACGTCCCTTTGGTGTGGCATAATTCCTCAATAAAGCTGACAGCATAATCCGCCATCGTTTCATCATAATGTGAGGTATCCGCCATGAACTTGGTAGGCTTATAATTTTCTAGCTTTCGCAAGCTGCATCACCTCCAAAATCGCATAAAAAATAGTCGCTAATCATTGCGACCGACCCTTACTACGAGATACAGAAGTCCTAAAGCTTCCGTTCCCGATCCCATTATAGGATTCTGTTTAGTTGTGTTCGTTTAGTAGAATGCAAAGTGCCATCTTAGCCTCTTGGCAAGTTGGCTCGATGTCCCATCCTCTGTCGTAGTTGGCAATCCACTCTCCATTCATCTTAAGGCTGAGTTTAGAAATCTTACCACCGTTGATGCCGTACTCTTCGCTTGGCTCATCAAAATGTTTTACCCAGTATTTGACCTTCTTGTACTCTCCATCCTTGGTTGGGATTCCGATGATTCCTTCTTTCCACATGCTTATCTCACCTCCATCTTGATTGCCGGAATTCTTGCATGCTCTCCGGTCTTCCAGTCGGTGTATCTCGCATTGACTGTTGTAAGTCCGTTCATGAAAATGCCTTCCTTCTCAAATGCTGCAAGGGTTTCGATAAGCCCACTAAATGTGGAGCTGATGGTAAACTCTGTAATATCTTCTGCTCTTAAGCAGTCTGCAATCTCCTTGATGTCGTAATCCCAAATGACCTCGTTAAAATCAATAAGGTCGTTGTCGGATTCTTCTTTGGAAGTTCTGTATGCCCAGAAAAGTGTCTGATTGATTCCTGCGTCCTTAAGGCTTTTAACCTTGTCTTCGATTGCCTTTTCAAATGTTCTTATTTCCTTCATTGTGGTTTCCTCCTAAGTGTGTTGTTTTCCCTTTCGGTAGTACTATATATCACTCTAAAAGCACATAATAGCAAGCTAATTACTGGCATATATGTGACAATTATTTCGGAAGAAAACTGTGTATTTTATACCTCTCCATAAAGGATAAAATGGACATATTCTGCCTTATTTTCTTCTAGGAAAATCACAAGTTCGTAGAAACCATATTCATCGGCAAGTCTCTGAACCATCGTTACATCAATCATATTAGTAAGACCTGTGGATCTGATATATAAAATCTGCTCTTTTATATTCTCATCCATAGTCTTACTCCTCGTCCGTGCATTCCGGCAGTCCTATTACAAGTTCCGTATAGATTTTGGTGTACCTGCTCTGCTCACTGCCTTCGGATGATGCCATTGCTTGAAGGTAAAAGTCCATCGCATCTTTTCTGCTGTCCCATATTTCAGTACTGCCGTAGCAAGTAACCTTGATGCTATCAAGCTTTCTGCAGCTATCTTCTCCATAGACAACATTGAGTCCGCTGCCGTTATCCCAAGAAACCATAATACTTGCTGTGTCATCAACACCAAGGACTGTTCCTTTGGTTCCTATCGGTGGTGCCTGCATATCATCCATGTGGGTAAGTTCAACTCTGCACCCAACTGGGTAAGCATTACGAACTCTTTCAACTGTTTCTCTACTTGGAAATCTCATTACTTGTCACCTCCGTTCTTAAAAGCAGATGACCCGCTAAGATTTCTTAGAAGAATCTTTCTGTCGGCTTTGTACTCATCACCAATGAATCCAAGTCTTAAAAGAAAACATCTGAATGCGTATTTTTCATTGGTTACTTCCTTTTCGGTGGAGTTGATGCGTTTCTGCTCTTTACTCATCTTGCAAAGGGCTGCGATGAATTTTGTGTAGGTCATCGCCTCATCCGGCTGTACCTCTCCAAACCAAGGGAATGATACTTTATCAGAATCAACCTCAATTCTGATGTCTGTAATTCCCAAGGCTTTCTTAATAAGCATTCCCTTTGCCTCTAGTAATTTCGTAAGGTTTCCAACCAAAACATTCTCAAGCGGAATGGCAACTGTCAGCCCTACATCTTCGCCCTGTGGCGTTTCTTCCTGTTCTTCGGATACATCCATGCCTTCTGCCACAAAGCCTCTGTCGGCAAGCTGGTGCAACAAGTGCTCGATATCCTTTGGAAAAATATTCTCTTCAAACTCCAATGCTCCTGTCTTATCTACAATAAGACCTCCGAAATCGTATGCCGTACTTGGCATTCCCATGTACTTTGCCTTTGTTTCGAGGATTTCAGAAATGGCTATAACCAGTGCCTTTCTTTCTACTCCTGTTCTGTTAAATTCTACTCTCATGTTGAGTACCTCCTTTGTTTTTCGGTACTGTATTAATCACTCTAAACCACATATATATCAAGCTATATCTGTGAAAATCCGAGTAGAATATACACCGATTTATTCAACACGATTTTGTGCAAAATAGGCTATGCCAGAAAGCACAAATACGACATTTGGAAGTGCCACTCCATTACCCCACATCTTATATTCTGCCGAGTCCGAATGTGGGTTCTGTAGCCATTTTCTGATTTGATTATCTGACTTAGGTTTTGTTTTCTTTCCCATTGCATCTGCATGGGTCTGAAATATTTCTCTCCATAAAGAAATATCCTCATCGGTAGGATTTTCTGTTTCAAGACCACCACACCACCAATCCGGGAAACCTTGAAGCCTTGCACATTCTGTAGGAGTAAGTCTTCTTACAATGTATCTAGGCTCTGCTGTGACAGTCGGAGGATCTTTATAATCCGATGCCACCAGTGTTCCGGCTAGGTTCTCCTCTGCAATCGTATGGTAGGATGCCTTGCTCGTGCAGTAGATTGGATGTGCCACACCACTAGCACCTGCTGCTACAATGGTCGGTTCTACTTCCTCTTCAATCTGAAAACTGAACTTTGCATTATAACCTTGGTTCATGGCAGGTCTACCGATACCGTATGCAGGCTCTCCCACAAAGTTCTCATGAGGGTTTCCCATCATCTGAGAAGATGGTCCCTTTGGTCCATCATTGGCAGAAAGCGTTGCATGAACATCTGCAAATGCAACGGCATGCTGTTCCGTAGCATTTAATGTGTACATGACATCCGATTCCTTATAGCCACCACCCTTATGGGAAGGTCGAGTACCATTACCTTCAATCACAGCAATACCACCCTGGTTGCAGCTTGGATTTCCACCATTGCCATCAAGAGTTCTGCTTGTATCAGCCTCATAAAATCCACTGTTCGGATTAGCGGATTTCATAGAATTGCTGTCCTGGGAACAGATACCATACGCTACTACTGCAACACCACCTTGGTTGGAATCGGGACTGTTCCCACCGGTATCAATAGTTCTTGATGTATCGGTTTCATATATGTTGTTTCTTGCATTTCTCGTACCTTCGGAGGTTAGCCTTACATCAAAACTTTTCATATCTTCTACAATAAACGGCTGATTATTTCCACCCGTTCCATAGGTTGATAAAACAGTCTGCGATACATCAAGAGGACCTGTATACCGGCAGTCTTGTCCATGATTTTCAAACATCAAGCCGATGCCTGCATCTCCAGTGCTTTCTGCAGCAACGGAGGCAGAAGCTTGCCACGAAGAGATGCTCTTCGAAGAATACCCAGACAAGCCTTCTGACTCAAATAGTATTTTTCCGGCACTCCAACCTGCAAAATCTGCGACAAGGTAGATACGTTTTCTTCTCTGGGGTACTCCCCAAAATTGAGCATCAAACTGTCTCCAGGCAACGGAGTAACCATCTCCCATGATTTTTCCTGCACTGTTCCATTTGCCAGGTTTAGGCACAGACACTGATTCGTCTTTGATTTTGCAGACCTCTTCGAGGACGGCTCGGAAGTCTTCTCCCTTGTTGGAACTGAATGCTCCGGGGACATTTTCCCAGACGATAAATCTTGGATATTTGCCATCTGTCTTACACCTCATTTCTTTTATGATTCTGACTGCCTCATAAAACAGGGAAGAACGAGAGCCGGAAAGTCCGTCACGCTTTCCCGCAATGCTCATATCCTGGCATGGACTACCAAAAGTTATGATGTCTACAGGTTCAATTTCTGCTCCGTTCATCTTGGAGATATCTCCATAATGTTTTACTTGTGGCAGCCTTTTTGTTGTAACTCTAATAGGGAACGGCTCAATTTCTGAACTCCAAATTGGAGTGATTCCAGCAATAATTCCTCCCAAAGGAAAACCCCCAGAACCATCAAACAGACTTCCGAGGGTCAAATTCTTATTCTCCATCTGCTCCCTCCACCTCTTTTACAAGGTCGGAGTAGGCAAGTTTCTCTCCGTTTCTAATAACGAATACATTATCTGCATCGCCGGTATCTTCTACATATCTTCGAAGAATAACAGATGCATATTTTTCATCCAGTTCCATTGTATAGCAGATACGATTGGTCTGTTCACAGGCCATTAGCGTTGAACCACTTCCACCAAAGTTATCAATGACGATTGCATTCTCACGACTTGAGTTGCCCATAGGATAAGCAAGCAAATCAAGAGGCTTTGATGTTGGATGATTCTTATTCTTCTTTGGCTTATCGAAGTTCCAAATGGTAGTCTGACTTCTTCCGGCCGCCTTACTCCAGTAATGCTTGCCAGGTAAGAATCCATAAAGTACTGGTTCATGCTGCCACTGATAATCACTTCTTCCAAGAACAAGAGAGTTCTTCACCCAGATGCAGCACCCGGATAAGTGAAAGCCTGCATCTATAAAGGCTCGTCTAAAATTCAACCCCTCGGTATCTGCATGGAATACATAAGCGGAGCCACCACTTTCAAGATGGCTTGCCATGTTCTTAAATGCAGAAAGCAGAAATTCATAGAACTTATCGTTTGCCATCTTATCGTTCTTAATAGAAAGACCATCAGAACTTTCAAATGCCACGTTATATGGGGGATCGGTAATCACAAGATTTGCTTTCTTTCCTTCCATAAGTGCATCTACATCTTCACTTGATGTAGCATCACCACACATCAGTCTGTGTCTGCCAACTGTCCAGATGTCACCCTTTTCTACAAAGGCAGCCTTTTCAAGTGCAGCTGATAAATCATAATCATCATCTTTTACATCCGATGTATCATCATTACCAAATAAATCAGCTAGGTCATTTTCATCAAATCCTGTAAGACCAATATCAAAATCAGCACCTTGCAAGGACTCAATCTCAATACGAAGAAGTTCTTCATCCCAACCTGCATCCATTGCCATTCGGTTGTCTGCAAGAATGTAGGCTTTCTTCTGTGCCTCTGTCAGATAATCTACAAATACACAAGGTACTTCTTTGATGCCCTCTTCTTTGGCGGCCATGATTCTGCCGTGTCCGGCAATCACATTGTAATCTCTATCGATAATGACGGGATTGATAAAACCGAACTCTCTGAGGCTGGAACGAAGTTTCATCACCTGTTCTGCAGAGTGGGTTCTTGCATTATTTACATAAGGGATTAGTTTGGAAACAGCTACAAGCTGCATCTCAGTAGTTGTCTTACTCATAGCCACCTCCACTAAAAAAGACCCCACTCAGCGAATTTTTCAAATCCACCTACGGAGTCTATGTAATCTTTTGCAATATTCACGATGTCCTGATACGGGATTCCATCGATTGTATCATCACCAATGGCACAGCAGATTTCTACTGGTTTACCCGTTTTCTGTGCTTTTAGAAAAGCATAGATATTAACGGATACATCAGCTTTCGATAAATCCTTACCATGAAGTCCTCCACCTGTTACTGAATCAGCCATATCAGACCCAAGTTTTCTATTGGTTGCTCCGGTATCTACATCAGTGCCACCAGTCCAGTCACCAAGCGGATTGATTTCCGCATTTGGATATGTGTTTTTCAAATCTGTAGTTTTTGCATTGCTATGACAGATGATGAGTCTTGCCTCATCAAGAATGTACTTTCCATCATACGGATAAGAAGTGTAGATTTCTCTTGCAATCTTAGAGAGTTCTTTCTGCTCTTCAGTCAGTGGCATTCCCTTAAAGATTCCATTGTCACCACATCTGATTTCCTTTGACTGATTTTCTGCCAAATGCACATCTTGTGGCACAATCTGAATAAATACCCTAATACCAGGAGCAAACCTATCAACAATAAATGCGACATCTTCCTTTTCTATATCTACCGATGTTTCAATTACCACATGGCCATAGCCATGACCAACAAGCACCTCTACTGCAATCTTCGGATTTTCCTGTTTCTTATATGCCAAATCTACAATAGCACCTGCAATCCTGTCACAGATTTTATCAGGGTGCATAGGATTTACTTTTTCAATCATACTTACTTTCTCCCTTCTCTCGCTCTAAGCAAGCGTTCCATCAAATCGTCCTGCGGAGCAGCATCGTCATAGTCGGTACTGCAGTTTTCTTTGACAATCTGAAATATCTCATTCCAGAGCCTTACGGCTTGGTTCATATAGTTGATGCCAATATTGATAAACGGAGATGGGATTGGTTTCTGAGTTGTTGGATGTTTGGAAAGAAAACCCAACTTATTGGTCATCTCCTCACACTGTATCCAACGAGCAGAGCACATCGCATATCGTTCAATCAACTGTGTAGATACTTTTGATGCACATCCTATCTTTTTAAGCCACTGCCATGTTTCTTCGTAAATTTCAGATGCCTGCAGCTGTGAACCATCTCTTTGGTCAGCTGACAGGAAGTCATGTGGCTTAGGCATATCCACACCATCGACTTCCGGAATATCCAAAACCTCTAATTTTCTGCCTCCAGGATTTCCGTTATTTGCTTTTTCTTTGACAGCCGATTTCTTTCTTCCGGCACCGGGTCTGGCACCACCACGGCCGCCTATATTATTTGATTTCGTAGGCACGTCTCATGCTCCTCCTTTATTACCCTTTTGATTTCGCCTTTTTTACACGCAAGACCCCACGCCGTTCCACGGTGACGGTCATTTTAGAGATTTTCACCGCCCCTGGGGTCAGTCATCATATCCATAAACACGATGTTTTTTGCTTCCATGATAATCACCACGTTCGGCATGAATCTTGGCATGACAACTTTTGCAAAGAGAAATCAGATTGCTTCTGTCATGAGTACCACCTTCTGACAGCGGCAGCTTGTGATGAACCTCATCCACCGGAACAATGATTCCTTTTTCAAAACAGATCTCACAGAAAGGATGTTCCTTAACATAGCTGTCACGGATTCGTTTCCACGCTCTTCCGTACCTACGGCGTACAGCTTTGTCTCTGCCATACTTCTCGTAGGATTGGTTCATTTGTTTTTCATGTTCCTTGCAGTATCTACCTTCTGTTAAATTAGGACAGCCAGGATAACCACACGGTTTCTTTGGTTTTCTTGGCATCTTTTTCACCTCCATCTGGACATAACAAAAGCCTCTGTGGGATTGCTCCTACAAAGGCTTAGTCGTTTTTTTATATTTTTCTATTCTAATAATATCACACCTACCACTGCGAAACTAGATGAAGTGGGGTGAACTAGGGTGAAGTCGGGTGAAGTGTTTCAAAATGTGTGATTGCTCTAACATGAATCATCTGTGTCCAACGAAGAGTGTAATACATTTTCTTAGAAATCTGTTTCATGGATAACATCGTCACATATCTGTAACGAAGAACCATTGCCTCATTCTCATCTTCGATTACATCAATTGCACGATCTATTTCTTCCTTAAGTTTTGCAAGTCGTATGTAATCTTCTTTAATTTCACGTTCCAACTCGTCAGCTTTCTGCAGATACTTTACAAATGGTGCATCTGTATTTCTTGATGCTGAATAATGATCTTCAAATCCGGGAGATGATACAGAACAAGCAAGTTCTCTATAATACTCTGCCTTTTGTTCTTTTACTGTAATTCTTCTTTGAAGAACATAAGGTTGATTTAAAAATTCTGTTGCTGTCATAAGCCTAACCTCCGAAAACATAAAATTTCCCTTGGATTGACTCTGATTGTCTTAGATTTACAATTCTGCTTTTACAGCATTGATAAGTGCAGCTTGCGTACTGTCTTTTTCAGCAAGTGCCGTCATCATTTTCTCATCCACTGTGCTTTCAGCCAGAATATGAATGATTGTAACAATACCACTGCTTTGTCCTTGCCTATATAGTCTAGCTACTGTTTGCTGATAAAGTTCCAAGCTCCATGTTAATCCGAACCACACAAGAGTTGAACCTCCACTTTGCAAATTTAAGCCATGTCCCGCTGATGCAGGATGAATCAGTGCTACAGGCAGTTCTTTATTATTCCATTTTTTGATACTGGCATCACTATCAAGTTTTTTATATTCGATGCCTTTAGATTTCAGCCTTTCTTCAATTCTCATAAAGTCATGTTTGAACCAATATGCTATTAAGATTGGCTTCCCATTTGCAGCCTCAATAATATCCTCAAGTGCATCAAGCTTTCGTTCATGAATCGGAATAATTCCCTCATCATCTGAATAGACTGCACCATTAGCCATCTGCGACAGCTTATTTGAAAGAGATGCTGCATTAGCTGCTGTGATTTCTCCTTCTGGTAATGCAAGTACCAACTCTTTCTTCATGTCCTCATACTTCTTCTTTTCCTTATCTGACAAATGCACCATATATTTTGTATTTATCAGTTCAGGCATTTTCAAATGGTCAGTCGCTTTCATAGAAATCGTAATATCAGATATCTGTTGATAAATCGCATCTTCAGCACCGGGAAGTAATTTATAGCTGTAAACAATAGGGCCATTCACTTTATCCGGTTTGAAGTAAGTATTTCTATATTGCCCGATGAATCTTCCAAGTCTTGCACCCATATCTAGGATTTTGAACTCTGCGAATAAATCCATCAAACCATTACTGCTTGGTGTTCCAGTCAGACCAACCACTCTTTTTACCTTTGGTCTGACTTTCATAAGTGCCTTAAATCTCTTAGCTTGATGATTCTTGAAAGAACTCAGTTCATCAATGACAAGCATATCAAAATTAAATGGTTGTTCACTTTTTTCTATCAGCCACTGCACATTTTCACGATTGATGATATAGATATCAGCCTTTGCTTTCAGTGCTGCAATTCTCTCCACCTCCGTACCAACCACGATAGAAAACTGTAAGTCTTTTAAGTGATCCCATTTTGCGATTTCATCTGACCAAGTATTCCTAGCGACTCGTAAAGGCGCCACAATCAAAATTCTATGCACATCGAAATAATCAAATAGCAAGTCATTTAATGCTGATAGTGTAATGCTTGTTTTTCCTAAGCCCATATCAAGCAACAATGCAGATACAGGATTATTTTCGATAAAATCAATCGCATATTTCTGATAGCTATGTGGTACAAACTCCATTAAGCATCACCTCCAATCTCATCAATGATTTTTTCTATCTGCTCCTTGTTATCAATGACATAAACCTTAAAGCCTAATCGCCTCAGAAGTTTATGTCTTGAAATCTGAAGAGGTCTTGGCTTTTCTCCGGGTGCTTTGATTTCTGCAAATGCAAAGCGTCCGTGTCTCAGCAGTATCAGTCTATCAGGCATTCCTGCAAATCCTGGCGATACAAACTTAGGACAGATACCTCCACGCTTTTTAACTTCTTTTACAAGGCTCTGTTCTATTTCCTTTTCTCGTTTATTCAAAGAACTCATTACACACCTTCTTTGCAAGACCAATCATTTCTTCATCCACCTTGTTTCTTGGCTCAATTCTCACATCGCCATAAAAAACATCAATGTATTCGCGGGGAAGTTTTGGATAATCACGAAACATATTGTCCTCCGCTCTGCTACACACCTCATCAACTCTACGAAGAGCTCTCATCAACATATCTTGGTCGGATACAGATAATACCTTGGAGATATCAACCACAAGCTTTGACGCCAGAGATTTAAAAAGTCTCATTTCTGCTCCAGTATTCTTATACACATCAATTGTTCTTTCTTTTCTTGTTAACATATCAATTGTTCCTCCATCAATAAAAATTCTATTTTGTCACTTCTGTCACATTGTCCTTATATGTATCCTTGTGTCCATACTTATATAGATATAAATATATAAATAAATATATAAATAATTTGATTCTATATATAAGAGTTACTATAAGTACACTAATATTTATATTTACATGGATACGCATAGAGGACAGCGTGACAAAAAGGACTTAATTATAAAAACTCTAGTATTTATGCGTTTTGTCATTATTGTCACACGACTTGTAAAAAAGTCCTTTATGTGACAGAACTCCATACAATTGGATTGATGACATACTTCGTAAGTGGTGGTCTGCCTTTTCCTAGGTATGGTTTTTCAGCTTTTTCACTGATATACCCATACTCAATCAGCATTTCAAGAACTGCTTGTACATCATCAGCTTTCTTGAATTTCCTGCAAAGACGCATAATATCTCTTCGGGTAAATTCAGCAAGCCCACTATCCTTGATGGCTTTCAGTACATACTTGCCATCTTCGGTTGTATGATCCACGCCCATCAAAGTAAATGCTGCTCTTGCATGCTCGACAAAATATTCCCCAATCAAAATAGCTTGTGCCATCACATCACCGCTAACTACTAATGGCTCCGGTTCATCCAAAAAGTCATGACTACGGATTACCTTTGCCCTGCAAAGCAGTGCTGCAATGCGTAGCACATTACCTACAAGCTTTCCAGCCCAATCTGCTATGTCAGCATATTTCTCCTTAAGCTGGGGTTCCAACTTTTCTGCGAATTCTTCAACCATCTTATCTGCCTCATCAGATAAAGTGATTACTTCCGGTTTCTTTGGGGTTTCATCATCAAGAAGGTTATAAATGCACTTTTCATAATTCTGATAGACATCAAGTGGTACAGGCTTACTTCGATACTTTCTGTTTCCAACATTCGATGTAGGAATGCAGTATAAAAATCTTGCAGTCAGCCCCCTTCCTCTGAATGTGCCGTTTTGCATAAGTCCTGAAAGAACACTCGGCTGTACCATCAAAAGAATGGTAAGTGTCGGATTTAGAATGCTCTCACTGTTTCGACCAATTCTGTCCACACGAATGCTGTCCCCGGAATAGCCTTTAAGCATTACATCGATATTTACATTTTTGGAATAAGTGCCTGCAAGAGTATCAAAGATACCACCCTCAGTGGAAAGAATCGCAGCTCTGCCATCGTTATTGGCAAGAACCGATGTCAGCTTTTCTGTTGTAATATCATCTACATAAAGCTTTAGTGGTTTCACTTCCTTGTAGTTGGCCACCTCTTCTGCAATTCGATTGACATCATCTTCATTCGCCTTCCCCTTTATTACCTGTTCCTCAACAACTCTCTGTCTTTTTTCGAGGATTCGTTTCTGCATCTTGCTTGACTCGATGAGTGCAGCATTTTGAATATTCTGCTTTGCCTCATATAAATTGATTGGCTGTATCATTGCATTCTGAACGGCTGACTTTCTTTCTGACGGATTCATCACATCAAGAACAAAGGTATTCACAGGCTCAGACCAGTCCTCTTTAGCTTGGATTTTGAATTTACCCTGCATACAAACAGACATGACTGCAATTGCAGATGTTGCCGCCATATCAATCGGTGTCTGCGTACTCTCGGCTAATGCTTTTACATAATCAGCAATAGCACCAGGAAGTGCATCAACTGGAAATGCTGGAAGATTATATTCTTCAAATGGAATTGGTGTTTCCCACTCAGGCTCTTTGTTATATTCTTCTGGGCTTACATAGCCTTCTTGCTTTTTTATTTTTTTTCCGAACTTCTTAGCACTATTCCAAATGGTACGAAGTTCTGTCTGTGATAATGGTGGATCACACTTAGCTGCCATTTCAAGGAATGCGTGTCTTGACTCTTCTGTATTTCCATAACGCTTGATGAGTTTTCCGGCAATATGACTCATTTCAGAATTACGGCTGCCTTGCTTAATTTGGTAATTGCCATAAGAGCCTGAACCCATATCTGAATCAAAGTCATCATCAAGACTGTCCATATATACTGTAAGTGTCATAGTTCCATTGACGATTTCAACCTCTGAATTCTGTGTACCATAAAAGAACCTAGCTGCATCAAGAGCTCTTTTATCAAAGTATGGGAATATATCATTCAGCCTTTTCTTAAGATTGGCATACTCCTCTGCATCTGTAATTCGGTCAATAGGGAATAAGTAATGTGCCCTTGGTCTTGCCGACTTATCACCCTTTGGTAGATTATTGTGTCTACTGTAGTGGACTGCAAAGCTAACTCCAGGGAATGCTTTCTCCACCTTCTCTTTGGTAATCCAATCATTAGGATTATCACTGTGGTCATTATCACAATCCACCGGCAGACAATTACTGCCTATAAAATTCTCATTCAAACGATAGCTGTTCTTATACTCAGCACACACATAATCGTGGGTAACTGCTGCCTTTAAGCTATCTGCATCTTTTATTTCATGCGAATGAGGGTAAAGACAATTACTCTCTACCCCCAATACATCCGAAGAATATATTAGGAACATCACTTATGCACCTCCTCCAAATCCTTTGTAAAATATCGAATTTTCATTTTTCTCTTTTCTGCGAGTGTAATCTCTCGTTCCATTCCTGTTGAGATATAACCACCAAAGACCCATACTTCAGAACATTTTCCGAGCAAGACATAATTGATGGTATGAGTTGCAAGGTATCTTTCTTCCACGTTACTGTCATCCATAAACTGTGGATATAAAAGATGCGGAGTCATCGGAATCGCATGACTTTCAATCGCAAATCTTGAATACTTACGAGCATTTTCTATATTTCGTTCTGTATCCCCACGAAACGGACTGCAGATATACACAAGAGGTCTGTATCCATCAGACAAGCAAGAATTGGCAGCCTTGCGAGCTGCCTTTTCTTCTTTGGTGATATTGGTAAGTGCCTTGAATGATGTTGTATCTAAGTAACCTTCACTATTAAATTCATCAATCGCCATCTTACTTATCTCCCATCATTTTTCTCGTACAGTTTTCACAGACAACTGCCGTTCCAAAGAGATCAGCCTCTTCATCGCACAATACTTCGGCTAAGTCCACCCTTACCTCTGAACCACAGTGTGGGCATTTACAAAATACATTCTCATCATTAATTTCAATCGAAACCTCTACTGCATCATTAAGCTGTTCTTTTACATAAAACATTATTCTTTTTCTCCTTCCATCTTCTGTTTGTACCATTCAAGGTGTCTTTTCCTTTGTTTATAATTTGGAACTGCAACTAACAGTCCCACATCAACCTTTTGCAATGTTTCAAGCATCTGAATCTGTTCTTTTGTAAGATAAGGTCTTATGCTTTTTCCTTTCTCAATGCCATTTGCAAGTCTGAACTGTTTAGCCGACATACCTACCACAATGCGATTTAACATATCGCACTCATTGCTAAAGTGATAAGGTTTGGGATTATCGTGGAGCAATTTAATGTTTTCTGTAAGGAGCGGAAACTCCTGCCTTGCTGATACCAGATACTTAATGAACTGCTCCATTTCATTAAATCTCTTAATATACATTTCTTTGAACTTCATAGCCTTCGCACCGGTGTACCCCATAACAAGCATTGTGAATCCGTCTCTTGTTAAGTAGTAGCAAGGTTGCTTTTTATTCTGTTTGCTAATGTAATAGGACAGCGTAAAATTGCGCTCTCTAAATTCATCACTCAAACCGGAATCATCAGCTGTGATTTTTCGAATATCACGTAATACTTCCTTGTGATTCTTCTCAAAGTAATCAGCTACAAACAAGCTATCAACTCTTGCTGTATCATTGGTATCTGCGAACACTCCAAGTTCGTCTTTTGGTATAAGTTCTCTCATATCAGAACCTCCTGTAATTTATTCGAGGTTTCCCTCTAAGTTACAGGCAAAGAAAAATGGCAGGATTTTACCCCTGCCAAGAAAGTTTTTAATCTTTTTTATAAAATTCTGTTTCGTACCCATCAGCACGAAGTAAAATCCCATCAATCCAAGGTGGTGTTCTACCCATCTGTTCACAGATAGCATCAAGTGATACGTTCTTGCTGCACTCGATAATAAGTTCATCGTGGACATGACCACAGATAAAACAGTGCGATAATGTTCTGATGGCATACATCAAAATATCCCTGCTGATTGCCTGTACTATATTCTCCACAAACTTAGGTCCATAGCTTTCGATTCGTTCCCATTTCTTCGTAGCACCCACACCTTCATAGGTAACAGATTCTGAACCAAATTGATTGACGCCCATCTTCGGTTTTACATAGGATAGGCTCCTGCCACTAGGAAGTCCAATGAATAACATGCCACTTCTGTAAGAAAAGCTAATAGAACCGATGCTTGATGATTCTCTTTGCTTTACTGCCTTTTTAACAGCCTTATCAACATCCCACCAGAACTTTACGATGTTAGGATTAGCCTCACGCCACATATCTACAAGTGGCTGCAGTTCATCTTCTTCAAGGCCCATATCAAGAGCGCCCATTGACTTCAAAGCACCGACTGATCCGCCATAACCGAGTGCAAGTTCTGCAATTTTACCTTTCTGTCTTAAATGTCCATTTACACCATGCTTTTCAACCGGAACTTTAAACATCTGACTTGCAGATGCACAGTAAATATCTCCACCACCGGCAAAGACATCTGTTCTCCATCTTTCTCCTGCAAGATGAGAAAGCACCCTTGCTTCAATAGCAGAAAAGTCTGATACCACAAACTTCATACCATCTCGTGGAATAAATGCTGTTCTGATTAATTGAGATAACGTATCCGGAATATCATCATAAAGCATATTCATTGCCTCATAGTTTCCTTGCTTAACAAGAGAACGAGCCTCTGCCAAATCAAACATATGGTTTTGTGGCAAATTCTGCAGCTGAATAAGTCTGCCTGCCCATCTGCCACTTCGATTAGCTCCATAGAACATAAACATCCCTCTAGCCCTACCATCAAGACAAACTGCATTAGCCATAGCTTGATATTTCTTTACAGAGGATTTTGCAAGCTGCTGACGAAGTGATAATACAGTCTTTAGTGGTTCGGGTGCTGTTTTAAGTACCGCTGCAACTTCCTTTTTACCAAGGCTATCCATTTCAAGTCCGTTATTTGCAAGCCATTCTTTCATCTGCTGTACAGAATTTGGATTTTCAAGACCTGTCAGTTCCTGTATTTTATCTATCAGCACAATTTTTGACTTTTCATCAAAGGTGATTGCATTAGTTACTACATCCATATCCAGTGCAATGCCTCTATCGTTGATTTCTTGGTCTAGATGATATTCTTCCCATACAAAATCGGGTACAGGAAATTTGCGTAGTCTATCTTGAATTGACATTTCTACCTCAACATCTCGCTTATTGTATTTCTTGAATATCTCCCACTTAGTTTCATCATGCTGTGGCAGATTTCTTATTCTGCCCCCATTGACTTTCGTAGGCTTGCATGGAACACAGAAGTATCTGATGAGTTCCTTACCCTCAGTCAGCTTTTGTTCTTCAAGTCCAAGTACTGCACCTGCTCCTGCAAGTGATAAGGGAAGTCCCATATATGCTGACCAAACCATAGAACATTTCCATGATGATGGATCAAGATAATTGCCTACAGAGTCTTCTGGAATACTGTAGCTTACAAACTTTTCAGGATAAAATCTTCTAAGATGTTCAGACAGACACACTCGTTCAAAATTTGCATTAAATGCCCATTTTGTAATCTGTTCATCTGTAAGTGCATCAAGGATTTCTTCTGGGAATGTTTCACCCTGTGCTAAATCAATTACACTAACCTCTCCACTATCTACAGAGTAGGCAAACAATAATATTTCAAAATTCGGTGATTGTGCATACTTATAAACGCCACATTTCTGTAAATCCACATCGGAAAAAGTTTCGATATCTATACTTATATTCTTCATTACATCACGCTCCTATAAACAAAGCGACAGTGGGAATCTTCCACACTGCCGCCCTTTCATTTACTCGTTATCTTTGTCTTTCTTTTTCATTAGCTTTGGGAATAACCAATGAAGTAATCTCTTAATGATATTCAAGAACCACTTCCAAATGGCTACGAGGCCAAAAATCCAAAAGACTGCCGTGATTCCAAGCAAGGTACCTCTGATTGAGGCATCGATTAAACCATTAAGTGTATCCATCGCTTATGCCTCACTTAAGATAAGAAATCATCATCGTCATCAGTTGCAAAATCGTCCTCTGCTCTGGACTTACCACCAAGAGGTTCTCCATCCTTAATCTTCTGTAAATTATTAAGACCGCAGGCGATACCCTTGTTACCATTGGAGTTGAAAGCATAGAAGTTGATACTAGCACGTCCATAGACACCACTGTAAACTTCACTGTTATCGATGATGACATTTCTGTCGGCATCTACAATTCCAGGTGCTGTTGCAGAATTTGCATTGATGAAATAGCTATTTGCATATGCCTCATCATCTGGTCTTTCAAGGTCACCATCACGAAGAGGTGTCTTCAGAATAGAAAGTGCAGGTACGCTCTTTCCATTTCCCTTAAGCTTAGATTGACCTTCTTCATATGCAGCCTGAATTGCTTTCTTAATCTTCTCAACAGTTACTGTGTCGGACTTAGGAATGATAAGGCTCACACTATACTTAGGTGTACCTCCATTGATTGACTTAGGCTGCCATACATTGCAGTAGCTCCATCTTGTCTCAGGTCCTGTGATTACTTTCATTGGATTATTAAACTTTGCCATAATATTTTCCTCCATTATTCTTTAAAATCATCTTTGGCTGTATTCATTTCCGGACGCTTATCACTCTCCGGAACAAGTGTTGGTTTGCCTTGTGGCTTATACACTAAGCCACCTAACAATTCGTTAAACTTTGTCTTACCAAGAAGAGATGTCATTGCTGTAATCCCTAGCAATTTCTGTTCATATGGGTTGTGTCCTGCCTTTGTTACAGTTTCTGCTACTTTCTCTTCATCGGTGTATTTACGATTGGAACGTCCCTCTACCACTTTGAAACCATCATAGTGAGTTCCGTTCATTGCCTGTGCCAGAGCATACTCTTTGATATCAGTTATCCAAGACACTAGCTCATCTGCCTTTTCCAATATGACTGAAATTTCTGCATCATCGAGTGTTGATGGCATTTCAAAGTCATACTTTGCAAGTTCCATGTTGTATTCCATTCGCTTTCTACAGGTTGCTTTGACCTTACAGAACTGGCAGTGGGTGCCTGCCTTAAAATCGCCCTCACCCTTATATGCAAGCTGTGCAGTAGGTGCAAGAACTGTATCTGCCCAGGAATATAGGTCATCTTTCTTCATAACAAAGGTACTTACATTTTCCCTGCGTGGTTGAAAGATTGTCATTGATACTTCAGTGATGTCATAAATCCCATCGAAGAGATTTAAAGCACCAAGTGCATAACACATCATCTGTGGATTGTTATCAGCAAGAACTTCTACGCCCTTGCCATGCTTATAATCAATCACATAAAGAGTGCCATCACCGATAATCACGCAGTCCCCAGTACCAAATCCATCTGGAACATACTTTGAAAAATCAAGTTTCTGTTCTATCAAAACTACAGGGTCTTTGCAGATTTTCTTTACATTCTCTACTACGGAAGAACAATATTGTGCATATTCTTCAGCACACTGTTCCATCTCTTCATCGTAGTATGTAAGGTTATTTGTAGGGTTTCTACTCCTCATACCGATTGCCTTTTTAAGCTTATGTTCACAAAGAGTATGAGCATCAGTTCCTTGCAGTGCAAACTCACTGACTTTATCTTCTTTATCTGCACACAGCTTTGCAGAAGGTGGGCAATTGAGCCATCTATGACTTGCCGATGCTGACAAGAATGCGTGTGCTGCCATTAGATCACCTCCACCTTTTTGAGCAACTCTTCGTAATGTGAAGGGTCAATCGCAGAAAGCTTATCTGCACCAAAGCTGGAAATAACAGCTTTCACTTCTTCCGTATGACCATCTCTAGATTTACGAGTAAGGACGGCTCTTACTTCTTCAAGTGTCAGTGCCTTTTTCTCTTCCTTCACAGGTTCTGGCTTAGATTCTTCTTTCTTTGGCTTTTCAGTTTCTTCTGCCGAGAACATCTCAGTCAATGTTTCTGAAATACCAATAAGGATTTCACCGCATCTTTTAAGCTCTGCTACCTGTTCTGCCAGTTCTTTCATCTTTCCCATTAGGCTTACCTCCTTCCTTAACTTCTCTTACATCCACGGATTCAACTGTCTGCCCTGGAGCAAGCAGATATACCTGTGTAAAATCACCGAATAAGAACCTTGCAATTCTTGATGGCAACTTCATATCTGCTGCTCTAAGGACATTGGCTTTCTTTCCGTTGGGGTCTGAAACATTGATTGTAATTCTGTGTTTCAATGCCATTTTCTGTACCTCGCTTTCTGTAAGGTGTTCTCCCTTACAAGTGACAGGCAAAGAAAATGACTCACTTTTTACCCCTATCAGAAAAATTATTTAAAAAAGTTTTCTTTGATATAGTTCATTGCATTGTCATGATGCTTTTTAACATTCTTTATACTGATTCCCATTTGCTTAGAAACATCTGTAAATGAGTAACCCTCGAACTCAGTAAGAATAAGGATCTTTCTTTGTTTATCAGTCATTTGATTTATAAGTTCACGAATTCTGTATGTTTCATCACTTTCTTCTGTTTCCGCCACAAGAGCTGCTTGATATAGAAGCTGACTCTTATCAAATGCTGTATCAGTTTTAGATTCGGAATCATGTTCTCCAAAGTCATAATCAAAGGAAAGGTTGTAGTTGCTAGGAAAAAGTTCTTTTACTACATCTTTAATTTCATCTGCAGTTGGCTCATAGCCACGATAAACTGTTTCTTTTTTTATGTACTCTTCTGTCCAAGCCTTAATGACAGCTTTTTCTTCATCTGTTCTTTCCGGTCTGAGATTCTTAAGGTTGTAATAAACCTCACTATCATCAAGTGAATGGAGCATTTTAATATCTGCTTCAGTCACACCATCTTCACCAGGACGAAGCGTTACACTTTGCTCCTTTCCATCAACATTGGTAAATGTGTAAGTATAAGATTCTCTTTTTGCTGCATTTGTCTTAAAAATTTTCATGTTTGCCTCCTAACTCGGAGGGCAATCACGACAAGATATAAAAATAGGTCTGTGATGGAGATACACACAGACCCGTTAAGCCTAAAAGAGCGCAACAAAGTAAGGGTATCTCTTCACGGCTCGTCCACTGTTTTTATTACAGTGAATCGAAACCCATGAGATATCCTGCCTGATTGCGCACTCCGGCATGATTTTCTATTTTTTACAATTAATACTTATCCCTTTTCAGGGAGTGGGTAGGTTGATTATCCAATCAGTTCACTACCCACATTTCTGACCTATTTCTTTTTAGGTCTTGTTTGTGATAAAGCACTACCAGCTACAGACTTTGAAGTCTTGCTATAGCGTCCATCACGAAGAACCTTGCTTGCTTTTGCAGCAACCGTTCTTGATGTTTGCTTGCTGTTCTTAGCCATTTGAATCACCTCTCTTTCTTTGAAAATAGACTTATTTTTAAGTCAATTTCATTGTAAAGAATCCAGTCAACAATAAATACAGGCTCAGTTGGGAGCATATTGGGGGAGGATTGGGAGAGAGTTGGGAAAATGAAAAAAGGCAAAAAAATAAGCCCCTTGCTTTCGCAAGAGGCCATAATCGCTCTAAAAATTATTCTATAAATAGTTCCGGTACATTGTACTGAATATCTGCCGCTTCAGTTTCAACACCGATGTTTCCGCATTCAAGAATGCTTAGTTTTATTTTCTTGTTTCCATCAACTTCATCAACATATTTTGAATAATTCGATGGGCGTTGTATGAATAAGGATGCTTCTCTAGAAAATCCACTTTGCTGTAAAAATATCGTATCGGGATTTGTAGTTCCATATTCGACAAATTCATACCAATCATTATCGAAGTTCTCAACTTGATGTACTGCCTTATACTCAATTGAGAATTTTCTAAAATAGTTAGATATGCTGAAAAGTAACACATTTTCAATTACGCTTAACGATTCAGCAATTACCAAGTTTTTATGATATTTTGAATTCTTATCGTATCTTTCTGCAACTCTATATTTTCCAGACCACACACCCGTCTCAGGGTTCTTTTCCTTATAAGTAACTGCACTACTTACTAGTACTTGTAATCCATTACCTCTGATCCAACGAAGTAAAATTGTTGAATACCAGCGAATAACAGAATCCAATCTATAAGTTCCAGGTTTACCAAGTGTATCTTTTTCATAAATATCCCACTTAAAAAGTCTACGCAGCTGCATCATAAAATCAACAACTGTTTCAAAATCAACTTCATCATCTTCACCTTTTAATTCGGGATAATGAAGTCCCTGAACTATTGCGTCATGAAGATTTGATGCCTGATCATATGAGATTGTGATATCATCACTTGTCTTTTCTACAGGAAAATTCTCTATAATCCTTTGACGTTGTTTATCAGTTAAATACTCCTCAAACTTTTCAGTTACCGGAGAACTTTCACCAGATGCAACATCCCTAATGAAAATTAAGCCAAATTTACGTAGTGCTTCAAAATCTTGTTCTGTTGCCTTTTCATGACAAGTAGTCATTTCGATGTCACCGTCGGCTAAATCACGAATAAGAGCATTCATACAATCCGTATTGTTTTTATTATCGATAGACAGCTTTTGTTCCGGAACTTCTTTTTGAAGTAATTCCTTATATCGTTCTGCCTTTAGATTATCGTCTAATCTTACAAGCACGACATTGCCATACAGATTGTACTTGATTCTACCAACTCGACCAATCAGATTTCTGAAATCAATCTCATCCATATTGCTTGGTCCGTTTCGATAGCTTGTGACGAATAAATTATCAGCAGGCAAATTTACGCCTTCCACAAGTGTACTTGTACAAAATATGGTTCTTAAATCTCCCTTTTCAAAGCTTTTCTCTATTCTAAGCCTTATGTTTGCAGGAAGGTATCCTACATGATACGCAACACCACGCACTATTAAATCCGCCAAATAACAATCATCATGAACCTCTTTTCTAATTTCTGCAGCAAGCGATTTTAATGAAGCATCGTCCTTTGGTGATAAATTTTTCGCATATTTTACAGCTTGGACCAATACACTTCTTCGTGAACTACAATAAACAACATTCTGCTTATCCTGTCCAACAGTAGCAACAATATCGCATAATTCCTGTCCTTCTGGCAAAGTATAGCACCGTTCTAATTGCTTAGAATAGTCGTTGTAATAATATCCACTTCTTTCAGGTACATTCAGAAAATATTTAAACTGACATACTGGTGCATACTTTGAAATTAGCTTCTTCATCTGCTCCTGTTTTATTCCAGGTATAATTCGCATATACACATCTGGATTTGGAACATTAGGAGATGCAAATATAACTGTTGGTAATTCACGCATCTTTCCTAATTGAGTAAGCACTTTGAAATAATATGAACTTCTTCCTCCACGCGCCGATATTTTATGTGCCTCATCAATAAACAAAAAGTCTACACATATATTCTCTCTTTCAATCATCATATGTAGCAAACGCTCTGGTGTCATAATAAATATGAAGTGATGATTTTGTTGCAAAACTAAATCTCCAGATGCGGTAACAACTCTATAATTCAATGCTTTCAGCTTATCTTGGAGAGCGCCTATCATATTGCTTCTTACTTCGTTTATTAATGCCTTTGTCGGAACAAGAATGGCGAAATTATCAGTTGATCCGTTCTCTATTTGTTGCTGAATAAATGTCTGTACAACAAACGATTTACCCATAGATGTCGGTCCAGAGTAACTATAAAACTTTTCTTTCATTCCATAATAGACCTTCATTTGGTCATTGAAGAAATACTCTTCTTCCTTGCCAGGAATTAAGTGTTCTTCTTTGTCATACTCATAATAGATGCTATCTAAAATATCTTCGCTACGAAAGCCTTCTATAGTCTTTGACATTAACCCACGATAATTTCCAACAGCAGATAACACTGAACCTAAGTAGTATTTAACAGATTCATCCTCTGGGTATAATAGACGAAGCAGTATCGCAATTTCTTGTCCCCATAAATGATCTCTGTCAGCTGTAGGATCATATGATGATTTAGAAAGCAAATCAGCAAAACGCAGTGCATCCTTTACCGGTATATCACGAGGTCTTTTGTCAGTATGAAATAGTTTAATCGAATAATTATATAGAAGATCACCATAGATTTCCTGTAAATAATCATTCTTATCTATTTCACGATATAACGCCTCAGCAAGAGTGGCATTTCTTGGTGTAAAATTCATCAGATACCACCTCCCGAAAGTAGTTCTTGTATAATGCTTATCCGTTCGTTTGCTGCATCATTAAATGGTAGTAGATAAAAATAAAAACTATATCCTGCTAATCCGTTATCTTGAATTTTTTTCACAATATATGGCTGAACTTTTGCTATGTCTCTTTTCAATTGTTCTTTCACAGCCACACGATATTTCTGACTATCAGTTTCAGGCTGATCGAGTTTTATTGTGTAACCGAGAAATGCACCAAAAGCCATATCTGGTTTATATGTACCATTCCTTTGTGGTGTCATCAGATTTACCATATAATCTGTTGCATCCGGATCATATATAGTCCATTGCGTAGTGTTATCGACCATTTGAAGTTCTGAATCATGATTATTTTCAATGGCTATGATTTTATCGAATGCACGATCAATAGCAATCTGCAAATCACCAACTATATCTGATGCTCCAAACACAAGCTGATGAAAAGGTTGCCCTGATTTGTCAATTGACAGTAAATGCACACCATCGCTTTTGCTTACAGAATTACGATTTGATTCATCAATCTCAATCTTACTCATAATTTTCGGAGCATCCAGTTCTTGCTCCATAAAAATATAAAGCAATATTTCACCAAGAACAGATTCTGCATTTGCTCCATATGTAGTTATAAACTTCAGCATTGCCTGTGAACCTATTGCTGCTTGATTCTTTGTTCTGTCAACTATTCTCTTTATCTGTGCTCTTGAGAATACATAGCTTCCAATGTTATTTACAATAAAATCCTTTAAATTACTAAATCTAAATTTACAATTACTGGGATCAAGATAGAAAACAGAAGCCTTACTTGGATTTGAAAGTGCAGAGATAGTCATATCCGTAGCTTTAAGAAATAATCTATCAAACATCGGGTCTTTCAATGTTCTCTTTAAAGGAGACAATTGGTCATTTTCTACCTGTGGAAGCAAGAAAAATACTCTGTCTGTAGAATTAGCAAAACCATCTACATAGTCTTTACCAATTTCGTGAATAGCCGTCCTGCACTTATCATTTTCGGTTTGAGTGATAGCGTAGGTTATAATATTTGCAAGTGTCATAGCTTCGTAAAATGAATTCTGATTCAGAATACTATCTTTCTCAAAACCAGGTGTAACTCCGACTATAGTTGCTCCAGCCACACTTGTATCCTCACGTAATATTTCTTTGACTGCAAGGAATAACCTTTCATGTTTATCTTGATGAATCAAAGGAATCAAATTATCTTCAATACCTTTTGCAACATCATCCATATTTGCAGTTCTAGCTACGGATATCAATTCGACAGGAACAGGGTCATGCCCACTCTTTAAATGGCTAGGTAATCCTTTATTGTATATATTAATATCCAACCCATAGGCCGCAAAAATACCACCACACACGGATTTAATTGTATCTGCACTACGTGTGCGGCTTTGATAGATTAGGGTTATCATTGTCCCCAAGCATATCTGCTTCATTTTCACGACCTCCTGGTTTATATGATTTTCTATGCTACTTCATAGTGATAATTAATCGCATGTAAGACATCAGTGTAGTCATCCTGATTAATCTCTAATACAGTTTCATCATCCCACCCTGTTGAAAGCACGACTAAAAGATTTGAAAATTCATAAATATCATCTTCAGCAGGATTAGATAAGTTCTCTCTAATACTATTTGTTTTAGCAACTAGAAGTACCTTTTGAGCTGCAATATCAATAATTTGCGTATTATTATTTGGATGAGCAAAACCAAAATGCTGATTTGGTGTTAACGCAATAAGATTCTCTACAAAGTGCATAATCTCTGGGAACTCATTTTTAGGAAAAATATGATGCATTTGGGTTGCCGCAGCCATATCATCATGTCCATCTACAAATTGTGTGAGTTCTGAAACACCATTTCTGTTGCTAAATATTAATTCACGCAAGATTTTCTTAGAACGTGACATCATTTGTTCAAAATATCCATCTCTGCGATCAATATCCGGATGTTGAGCCAACCACTCTTGACGTGATACTCCTTTCGGTTTATCTCGGTATACATCTCTAAAATTGTCACGATTATACATCATGTCTGCTTTTTTTATGATATCCGAAGACAAACGTCCACCCTCGGTACCTTTTTTCCCTTGTTTAAATGCCAGAGGATTTAATACCTTAGTAAAAATTCTTTTAGGCTCATAATCTTTTTTGATTGGTGTATACTCATGATAAAAATCAATAAATGCTTGTTTCATTGCATTAAAGTGATTTTTATCTTGCTTTTCAAAGAAAACATTAAAAACATCTAACAAGCCACTGTCTGATAATACTTTTTCAATATAGCAGTGTAAAAATCGAAGTGCATAGATATCATTTCTTGCAATATACTCTAAAATATCTCTATTCGCTATCTTATATAAGTGTCTACTTGTAGTTGATATGTCCTCAATAATTCCAGCGTAGCAAAACATACATAAAGGCTGAGAGAAAACCTTGTCGTACTCATTTTCTGCGGATTTTTCATCCGTTCCAGGCTTTGAATATGTTTCAGCTATTGTTTGCTTAGCATAATCACTTTGCCAAATGTCCTTTACTGTGAATACATCTTTCACATTATCTACATAATCCAAAACAAAGTCTGCAATCGACCAAATAACATCTGGGGTACATTTCTGATCTATCCATCTGCCATTACCACTTTTTCTCAAATCGTAGTCGTGCTGATTACAAAATATTTCTAAATCCTGTTGTGTTAACATAGTTATTACCTCGTTCCTTTTTCTGACTTAAGCACTCCGTAAAAATATACTGAGCATGCATCTACATTTAATGATCTTGTTTGATAATTTCTAGCTATCTGATAAAAATTTCTGTATTCATCTGTAGAGAAATAAGCCATTTGTACATCTGTTAGAATCATATTATTTTTTGGTATCAAAATAGCCAACGAACCATTGACAAGTACACCTCTTGGTTTTTTTATAACCCTAGGTTTATATGTCATATTTGGTGTCAGATAAACATTCTCTTTATTTAAAAAAGAATATACTGACATTTCAGAAGCATCACCTTTCTCAATATAAGAGTCATACCCATCGATATCTATAATATCTCTTCCATCATCAGAAATGTTTCTTGACTTAAGCACTCGAATTTCACCTTTTGCCTGAAGATATTTATTTGTAATCTGCCTATCTCTGAATACAGTAAAAACATCAAAGTTCAGCTTTTTAAGTTCTTCATCAAATTGCGGATTACGATAAATAATCCAATACGGTAAACTGTTGTCAAAAATATATTTCTGTTTTTGAATCATCTCAATTTGCTTCGGATAAGAAAACACCTTTGTTCTATTAGGACTTACATTATTGTTGATAAAAATTGCTATCGTTTCAATAAGAACTCCTGGGAAACCTTTCTCTCCAAAATCAATAATACATTCCACCGATTTTTTAGATATATAATCCCTTGTTCCTTTAAATTCTGGGGTGTTTAATAAAAATTTAGGGAATACTATTGCTACATAGTCTCCTATCATTTCTGCCTTATCCAAAAAAAACGAACAAATATTAGTTGTTTCCTTATTAACCGCATACTGCCTATACTTACTTAATAAGGTATCTGATGATTTCATTTTATAAAATGGTGGGTTTCCTATTACATAGTCGTATTTTTTCTCAAAAGAATGTAACAAAAAATCATCCACAATATAGTTGATTTGAATATTCTTTGGTATATTATACTTTCTCAAGAGAGCTTTCAAAACTTCAATACTGTCACCATCAATATCCACCAAATCCAACTCGACATCCTTATCCTTAAACTTTTCTATAATCAGAGGAATGAAGTTTCCTACACCAACAGATGGTTCTAGTATCTTTATCCTCTTTTTATCTATAACAGGAAGATTACGCATCATCTCTGTTATTAAGGACTTACTTGTAAAAAAAGCTGCATTATCTGTCCTCTTAGTGTTAGAAAGTTCAGCAATACGACTTAATGCAGAGGTTGTTAAACCTAATGGATTTTCATTAATAAAATCAATCAACTCTTTTGTATTTTTAAATTTTCTGTCATTAACAATTTTATTGATTTCAGCAGTGTTAATAGGAGGTGTCTTTAGCACCAACTGCATTTTGTGAGCAATCTGCTGAAAAATAATTGTTGGAACAGCTTCTCCCAAAGATTGACGAATTTTAATTTCTTCTTTCTTTAGGAATTTACGTTTCTCGTTGAGCGACAATTTATTTAACTCATCAGTAGATTTTTCAACCCATTTAAAATCATAAGGTACTGTCATCATCAACATTAACTCACGAATACTAAATACCCTATCATCTTCTGGATGAACAGTATTTTGACTAGCAAGCTGATCGTTTCTTGTATGAATACAAGGACCTACTTTATCCCATATTTGTCTTCTGTATTTATCTCCATTCTTCTGCTTATTAATTACAAGCTTTCCATCTTTTATCTGATGAGGCTTTTTATAATCATCTTCATTTTCAAACGCAGATTGTCCCTCTTTTAAATCAGAAATCCATTCACGCATATGTTCTGGATACACCCTAAAAGCATGATAAATATCATTAGGATCAATTTCTCCAAATTCCTTAAGTGATGGCAATCCTCCTATAACATTTCTTAAAGTTTTTTCAACAACCAAATCCGGAAACAATTCCATTGGAGAAACTTCATCAGCATAATCATTTGCAACTCCAATGACAACTGTTCTTTGTCTGCTTGAACAAGCGCCATAATCCTTAAAATTAATAACCTGAGAAATATAAGAATAAGTATTTCCTAAGTTATTTTGTATAGCTTCAGAGATTGGTTTATCAACTCCATCTATATCTGTACAAATTGTCTTCATAAATGCAGGCACATTTTCAAAAACAAAAAATCTAGGTCGAACTTCTTTGATTATCTTGATTGATTCAACAACCAGTGAGTTTCTAACAATCTCTGTATCACTCTTTTTATGATTTGCGACTGACATCCCTTGACAAGGTGGTGTTGCTATTACAGCATCAACTCTATTTAGCTTTTCTTTCTTTTTCCAGAAATCAATTTGGCCAAAAAGTTGTTCTTTTACCTCGTCAGATGTAATATCTCCACAAATATATCCACTTTCATATTTACATTTATTATTAAACCTTTGAATGTTCAATCTACGTTCAATGAGTTCATTAGTTGCAATGCAATCAAATCCCTCCATTTTAAATCCATAGCACCCAATACCAGCACTACTAAATAAACTTATATAAGTCATCATCTGCTTTTCCTCCCGTTTATTCAGCACTTTTCCCACTGGCAATCCATTCATCCAGTTCTGACTTTTTAAATTTCCATAACTTTCCGATACGATACGCCGGAATATCAGGCTTTTTCTTTATCCAATTTCGTAAAGTAACAGTCTTTATACCTAAATATTCCGCAGCCTCATCTATGCTAATATAGTTATCATCTATTGTGTTATTGTTCATTATTTCACTCCTGTTTCTCTAGACACATAAACAATCTTACAATTTTATATTATACTGAATAATTTCGTGTTTTTCAAGATGTTTCATTATATTTTATCTCTTTATATGATATTTGTTAATATTTCATTATACGTTCTCAAATACCATTTCACATCATTTTTTAAACCTATCAGTTATATAGCAATCATGACTACAGTACTTTCTGTCTAGGTTCCTTTGTGCAATAAACTTCTTTCCACAATGTATGCAGGTATATTCTTCTCCGAATTCAATGTTGCTATCGTTCTTATTATGCCAGTATGCATACCTGCATTTACTGCTGCAGTATTTTTTTTGCTTTCGTCCAATCATCTGCTGCACCATCTCTCCGCAGTTTAAGCAGGGCGTAAATATCGTACTGTCATCGATGTCTGGTATCTCCTTTTCTTTGCCTTTTGGCACTGTACGACTATCCCAAATAACCATCACTTCTTTCTCATCAATAAAATCCGCATATATTTTATTTCTAGGAAACACTTCTATTTTCTTTATGATGATCGCCAAGTCATCAATATCTGTAAATTCAAATTGACGAAAATGCTTTATTTCTGATTTTACTGTTTCATTTCCAGTATCCATACATATCTTTTCACATAGCTTACGAACTGACGAGTATTCGGAAATATAGCCTATCGCAAATCTACATATCACCTTTTCAACATCCGCATTATCAATTCTTGTATTCTTACAATACTTATCTTTCTTGAAACGATTCCTACACATCCAGACATCTTTACGATATTTTGATTGCTTTTTAGATGCATGTTCCGGCTTTAAGCCAAAGGTCGCACCACACTTTCCGCAGATAAACTTACTGGAATAATAACTTACTCCGCTGTATCGATTATCAAATTCTAGCCTTTCTTTTAACTTCTCTTGCACATAATCAAAAAGCCACGGAGCAATTATCGCTTCATGGCCATTTTCTACATAATATTGATTAACTTCTCCCTCATTCTTCTTAGTCTTATGTCCTAAGAAATCTGTTGTGAAATTCTTCTGCAGAAGAGCATCGCCTTTGTATCGCTCATTCGTAAGAATACTTCTAACAGTTGATTGGCTCCAAACTTCTACTCCTCCAGGAGTAGGAATGCCCAATTCTGTAAGTCTTAAACCCATTGTATGTGCTGTAAATCCTTGCAGAAACATTTTGTAGATTAGCCTTACAGTTACTGCCTCTTCATCGTTAACAGCATAGTCATAATCGTATCCAAGAAACCTACTATAAGCACAAGAATATCTACCATCTGCAAATCTCTTTCTATGTCCCCATGTTACATTTTCTGATATAGAACGACTCTCTTCCTGAGCAAGTGAAGTCATCAAGGTAATAAGAAATTCTCCTTTGCTGTCTAGTGTCCAGATGTTCTCCTTTTCAAAATAAACTCCTATGCCTAATTCCTTTAGCTTTCTAATGGCATTCAAAGCATCTACAGTATTCCTTGCAAATCGACTGACCGACTTTGTAATGATTCTGTCTATCTGCCCATTCTCACAATCCTGCATCATTCTTTGAAACTCATGCCTCTGCAGATATGACGTACCTGTCACTCCATCGTCAGCATATATTCCAGCAAGATTCCAATCTGCATGAGCATCGATTAGCTTTGCATAATAATCCATTTGAGCTGTAAGACTTGTCTGCTGCTCTTCATGATCCGTAGATACACGAGCATATACAGCCACTCTTTGTATCAAATTCGTATTCTTTCTAAGTTCCGGTAAAGATGGAATTGTCTCCACTTTTTTAATCTTCTTCAATATCATCAAACCTTTCTTCTATTGACCTCATAGGTGGATTACATTCATCGAGCAGTCTATTAAGAAGCTGATGGTATGTCTTTTCATCTATTTTTCCTTTGTGGTATATGTTTGCAAATATCCATTTAGCAAGGCGATATTCCACTTCTTTTGATAAATCCAATCAAAGCACCTCCTACTTTTGGTAGTAACAGTAATCACTCTGAATGGGCATAAAGTCAAGCAGTTTAATGATAATTTTTAAGAGGTGTGCATAGTTGAACGATTGCTATTTTGCACCCACTTTTGAACGATAACTTTCATAGGCTATCGTTCAAGCGTTGTGCATACTGAAACTCTAAAATTCACTCTTCAAAATTTCTCAAGGCAAAAAAATAAGACCTCAATATCGGTCTGTTCTCAAATCCCCTTATATTAAGCACTTTCTAGGGGTGTGCCTATAAAATCATTGTATTTATCTGATAGTCTTTATTTCATAGATCTTTATTTCGTCTTTTCCCTTGAGATGCTCAGCAACTATTTCAGACATAAGCACAGACACTTCGTGAGGCGTATAGAACTCGCCTGCCTTTTTGCCCGCATTTGAGGCGAACTTTTCGATCAAATATTCATAAACAAAACCAAGAACATCATAGTCCTGTTTTCCGTCCATAGGAATATCCTTGATAAGCTGTAAAAGCCCGCTGATAGCCTTAGTTCTTGCACCTGAAGTATCTCCAAGCTTTGAAAGACCCGTTTCAAGAGTATCAAATACTTTATCAAAGACCTTTTTGTGAGTGCTTGAAATCAGTCTGCTAAATGCTGATAGGGCGGTAGTAACATTATCTACGCTAAAGTCCTTGCCCATATCGAGCCACGTTGAAAAAAGATCATTATAGCCAATAAAATATCCAATATTCTTTTGAATATACTCGACCGTTTCCTCATCTTCCTCAGTAACGGTTTTGAGCAATTCATCATCATACCCCTCGTCTTTCAAGAATTTTACTTCCTTATCGGACAGGTACTTGTAAAAAATGAAACCTAAAATATAGTCTTTATATTCATTTGCCTCTATTTTTGAACGCATTTTATTAGCGGATTCCCAAATTTTATTTGCCAGCTGTTGTTTGTTCATATATAACTTCTCCTAAATATTCTTGCTTGATTATGACTTACACTTGAAACCTGTGTAAACTCCCGCAAGGAATATTATACTACAATTTGTACAAAATTTCAATACTACACAGCTAAAAATCTAAAAAATAAACAAGAATTTTGAAATATACACTATGTTAGTCTATATTTACTTTTAAACATACTTGGGAACAGCGTAAGTTGGGGGATACTGTTCAAATAACTATGGGACAATC